AATAGATCTCGTCCTTAGTCTTCTTTAGAACCTCGTCTAAACCGTACTTTACCTTGAATGTACGTCTCTCGATAGTATCCGGAGAACTCACCGGAGCAACACTTCTAGACGAAGTGTCAACCTCCATCGGCTCTTGCTGAGGCGTTGTGATAGGTGAAACGTTAAATTCAGGTCGTGGGGCTGGTTGAGTAGATGTACTACCACCAGTAATTAAATCTGAAAGTGTTTGATTAGAGACTTTATCGCCAAAGGGCCAAGGCATTATCCGAATAACCTTGCTGGATTATATGTAGAGTTCGAACCGCCGAACAGTTGATTGGTATTCATACCCATCTGGAACAATGAAGGACCTGCCGAGAAGAAAGATTGTCCAGACGCTATCTGAGCTTGTCCGAGTGCAGCCTGTCCACCACCCTGGGCAATCAAACCAGCACCTTGGCTCATCGTTGCTTGAGTATCTGCTAGACGCGTCTGGTAGCCTGCGTTCGAGACGGCATATTGATAAGTAAGGTTTGCTTTGGCAGTTTGGTTAGCTGCTTGCTGTAGCGCGTAAGTGTGTTCGAGTTCATTTCCTGCGATCCTTTGGTTAGAGATGTTTTCATTCAATCCGAAGATATTCCTTCCGATTTCGAGGTTCTGTTGTACACCAAGTAGATTGGTTCCAGTCTGACCAGAGATCTGACCATAAGCACCTCCACGTGCAGACGCACCACTGACAAACCCACTGCCACCCTGCGCAACACCTGTAGTAAGAGACAAAGCCCTGCCACGTTGCTGGTTACGAATGATCTCCATCTGTTGGCGACGTGCGTCTATCTCCATAGCCTGCATCTTCTGTTTCTCGATGTCTTGCTCGGAAGTTATAATGTTTTTGCTGATGCCGAAGCTTTGGTTGCTGGCAGCTATACTTTGCTGCGAAGCAAGGAGATTGATGTCTCTCTCTTGTCCGGCGAAGCCGACAGAGCTAGCAGCTTGTTCTTTACTGATACCGGCTTGCTGTTGCGCAGCCGCAGCCTGCTGTTGAGCGCCTTGCTGTTGAAGGGCGTAACCTGCTTGAGCTTGGTTCTGACCTTGTGTCTTCTCATAGACACCATAAGCCATACTTCCAACGCCTGCAGCTAAAGCCAATGCAGTCAATGCAGCCATTAAAGTACCTTCATGTAAGCTCTTTCATAAAGCTTATATCCTTTATCTTCATAAAATTTAGACAGTTTATCGTCTAGACAAACCATATTAATCATAGCACAGCCAGCCTTTTCCTTTGCCCAGTATTCGAATGCAGACAGAAACTCCGCCCCAATCCCGCTACCGCGCTTGTCGGGCTCTACCCACCATGCTATTTCAGTGGCAAGTAAGTGCGGACCAAATAAGAAAGGAGTAGCACAACCAGCCAGAAAACCAACACCGGGCTGAAAAATAATAATCTTTTCATTCTGTTCACCAGCAATCAAAGCCTCTATCAATCTTTCGATACTCTCTCTATCCGAGAAGAAAGAATAGCCAGTCGTCGTTATAAACTTCATAGACATGTCAGCAATCTCAGGAAGGTCTTCTAACGTAGCTATCTTCACTTATCAACTCCAATGAGTTTAATCGTAAAGAACGCAGCGAGATAGACTAACACTATGGTATTCAAACGTATAGCAGCAAGGATTCTCATTTGAATCTCGTTGCCACGTAAATGCAGTTCGGAAGGGAAATTGGATAATCTAAGATGACTGAAAGGCATTATTCTTGTACCTGTGTAATTTCTACATTCCTGCGCTTGAAATAGTTGCGAGCATGTTCAAGGAGGGGAGAGAATTCTGTAAATTGATGTTGAAGTCCACCGGGAAGACCTCCAACGTCATAATGCATAGTCCACATTCCCTTCACATCGTCATAAATAGCATGGAGTTTATTCTCACCATTGAAGAGCCGTTTATCGACAGAGCCAGTACTAGACAGGGCTGTCTTACCATCGATAGGCCTAAGGACTAAGATACGGTCGTCTGACTTCATCTTATTCCTACGTCTTTCTTCTACATCGTATTGAACGATACTCATGCTTTGGCAATCCTTGTCACGTTGACAGCACCTTCATAAAGGAAATAGAAACCAATCGCTGCTGTGATAATCTGCCATTGATTAGGATCTAGGATGTCAGTTCTATAAATATTACATTCTAAAGCTCTGCCTGCTTCTCCTGCACATCCATGGAAGGAGCCAATCACCTTGTCCCACACAAGTAGCTTGGCGATGATGATTGCTACGGAAGCTCCCATAGTCGCACGCATAATAGCGTTGATCTTTGAAGAACCACTCTCAGCAATCATTACGTCTCTCTTAGCTTGAAGAGAGTCAATCCGTTCTTGTGAAGCTATCCGCTGTTGATCAGTCTTAGCTTCAATCAGCTTCAACCGTTCATTAGCGATAGCATTCGTAATACCGTTGATAGTATTGAATGCTCCCGGTATTAAACCGAGAAGTAGAGACCACATCAGGAACTCTCGGGGATTAGAGTTCTGCGTCGAGCAAGCTCAACACCAACACCTTGGATGATCGTAATCAATCCTAACCAAATTACTTGGTTCTTGTTAAACCCAGTATCTACATTAAGACTAAGCAACGGTGCCCAGTTCATTGCGCCGGTGGCAGCAATGACTATACCGATGACGGTTGTTATACGAGCAAGCAGGATGGTTGCAGAATAATGGAAGAAGGCTTTTGTCTTAGTCCAGAAATCTTTCATTTATTTTCCTTTGTATATCTGTGTATTTCGAAGGCGATGAAAGTCACGACCGCAATGATTATTGTTACGCCGATAACCCATGGCCAGTACTCTTGAGGAGTTGCAGCGACTGCAACACCACCGCCAATGACTACGCCAGTCGCGGCTCCAGCTGAAGTTCCTGTGCTTCCAAAGACATTCATAGCTTTGAGTAGACCGGCACAACCTAGTTGAGTATCAACATGGTTGGGATCGTACACACCGTCTGCGACATACTTGCCACGAGAGTATTGGTTAGTTCCTGCCCATATGTATGGAGAAGGAACGCCTTTAGCATAATAGCCTAAACCGTTGTATTTCTCCAGCATTGCTAGAGCACCACCGATAGACCAATCTTTATTACGAGCGGCATAGGGAGGACAGCTGACTAAAGCATCGACTGCTCCTTCTTCCCATGTATTGAAAGGGCCTCGACCTGCCGGTCTATGAATAGACTTTCTATTCAACGGATCGCCTTGTGCGAGTTGAGTTCCCCATTTCTGTCCTGATTCTCGTTCATGGGCGACTGCAATGAACCACCAAGGAACACCAGTAGCTTTTTCTACTACTTGGTAGCGTGCTTTTGCGTCTGGAGCTGTCAAGCGTCTAGCGACAGCAGCAAAGACAGGAGCTTTGTCTGGAGATACGCGACAGTCTGCCCAGCGTTTAGCATTTAATTGAGAGAGTGTTTCTGTCATATGTTATCCTTAAGGGGCTGCGTTAATTGTCTGTAGACTCGACCAACCGATGATATCGAATGGATTATCGGCTACAGAAGAAACGCGAAATTGAAGAGATTCTCCATGTCCTCGAACCTTCAGACGTCTAAAGGCATTGGAGTAATTAGTATCGGTGTGTGTAATAAACTGGTTGGTAGACCATCTGCCTGTACCACTACCAGTATTTGCAAAGTCCCAGATACCTTGAAATCTGTAAGTGACGGGATCGTCTAGTCTTGAATAGATCTGTATCCAATTATTCTGGAATTTACGTATACCCTGTCCACGGATCTTATACCCAGTAATCAAATAGCTGTTATAAGGAACCCCAACTAAGTCATAGCTAAACCAATCTCTGTAAGTGTTGTCTGTCCTATTAGCAAAGGTAAACTTATGGCTGCCAGAGTCAGCATAGCTGACAAGATACTTATCAAACTGTTGGTCGTCGCTGCCTGAAGATTGGAAGGTTATAACTTGATTGCTTGAAAGATCTACAACGTTGTTTGCACCGTCTACAACGTTCACAAGGTTTATTGGAGTAGTGACAAGTTCTGAAGAGATTATAGAATTTATTTTTACATTACTAGCTGATATAGTCCACGGATAAAAGGCGTTTGTACGAAGGTTATAGTTTAAGACGTGATCGTACTCATATGTAGCATCAAGATCAGAAGTAGCAGTGCTGCGATAAATCCAACGTATATGTCCGTCAGTTTTGTCATAATATCCTCTCGCATAACGTTTAGAAGGAACAGGAATCCCATTATAGAAGGTTTTAAATGTATCGTAAGTCAAAGACTTGACACTAGGCATTCCTTGACCTGCTTGTATGATATAGATACCTTCTGAATTCCACCAAGCAGGGTATCCGACAACATTGACGAAAGAAGCGTCAGAGATTGTTCCAATGTCAGCGATTTTAAGAACTACGTAGTCTGTAGCAGTAAAGCCTAATCCTGTACTTCCTGTAATGAACCATACACCGTTGGCTGCGAAGACACACAAACCGCCTGGGATGGTAAACATCTTATAGATAGTTCCTGCCTCGGGGATAGGAATTACTCCGCCATCACTAGGAAGTATGTCAAAAAGATCTTCAGCGGTAGGATCATTCACCTGATAAGTATTTGCGTATTGATCGGTATTCTCGATGATCTGGGTATAATAGATGTTACTGTTAAAGCCTACATAGTTAATACCAGAGTAAAAAACTCTTCCTGAAAAGAAAGCGCAGTTAGAAGGTCTTTGGAATGAAGTAGTAGTAGTCGGAATATCTCCAGCTATGCCAATCCCAGACGCTGTGACTCTATCTTGATTTGAGAGAGTGAGAATGAAATGACCGTTAGGAGCAGGAGTATTTCCAGTATTAATTCTAGCTATACTGGCGTTACTTGCATCGAAATCATTCGTAGAATTCGTGAACCTCCACATGACGTCAGCCTTGCTAGGCATAGTCGTCTGAGCGGTATCCCATGCTGTAAGATTGGTAACATTCCAGCCCTGGTTCACGAGATTATAATAGTGAGGCTTATTGAGAGCAGCCAATGTAGATGTAGGACGGGTATCGACTGCATAAGGGTCTGTAATAGCCCCTTCGAAATCTCTTATCTTAAGAATTATATTAGTAGCAGTCGCTGTATGCACATCTATATCGTAAGAGATCCGCATAGGTTCACAATACGGATGCGTGACGATTAAAAAACCATTCCCATCACAGAATTGAGCTTCGACGGTATTTACTGTCGGTGCTCCAGACACAGCTGTTAAGGTGACTGTAGTAGTCTGTGCACCTGTCGAAAAGATTCCAGTCCCGACTGTTTCATAGAAATACAGTTTATTTCCGACTTGAACGACTGCGACGGTGACGTTGCCATTACCGGCAACATTCTGCCATAGATAAGTCTTGATGGCATTGCCAGTACGACTGATCGTCTTAGTCATAAAGTTCTGTTCTAGATCAAACCCCGTCCGTCTGAAAACACTTCCATCAATGTCAAAAACACAGTCAAACGTTTCGGTACAAGCTTTGTCAGGAAAATTAAGTCCTGTCGCTTCGGTGACTAAACCGTTAATGAATGAATTTTCTACCGCTACTGTAGATTGCTGAGGCATTATCGCTGTCTGCCGAAGTTAGGAAGGCTATCGAAAGTATCGATTATTCGGTGTGGAATAGGGATATTTTGACGTGTTCGTTGAAGATGCCGCCATCCACGACGTGCAGTCATCTCTGCTTTCTGGTGTTGTGATTGCTTTAATTCCGCCCATGCGAGAGACTTTGCTTCGTTTAGAAGTAAAGCGAACTGTCCAGGTTGAAGGTTGGGAGTAAAATTATCGTCTTTAACGAATGTAGTTTTCTTCGAACCGTAAGCTAATGTCTTTGTCGACTGCAAGGTAGTGTCGACAGTATTGTCATAGCTATCGAATATGATGACATTGTCGTCGATGCTAGTATAGAACTTAGGACCTTGATCATTCCTGTACGTGAATGTAAAGATACTTCCATCGCTCGTGTAATTAAACGTATCTACGTTAGTCTCTGACGGTCGGTAGTTATGACCGTAATCCATGAAGTCGGATACAGACAAATGTCGGAGTTCATCCCAGACTGGGTTTGTTTCTCCATTGCGCATGACATTATACTTCAACCATTCGATGCGATCGATCTGATCAGGCTTAACCATTAGGACAGGCTTAGTCACATCGTCAGAAGCATTCAGATTAAACAATGTCTTATTACTGGACAAGTCAGACCTGCTTATGATGTCATCATAGACAGTCTTGATTACTTCAACCACTTGCTGAGACTCAACGGTATCGTTAATACTATTTACTTCATCACTATCCATCGAAGATAGAACAGCTTGTGTTAACTCTAAGAGAGTATATTTCATAATAGAGTCCTTATTGCTGTCTTAAATTGAGTTAAAGTAATTGCCGGTTTAGCTTCTAAAACTCTAATACGATTTTCATGATTGAAAGCTATTTTAAGAGAAACTAAATCCCAAGCGTCGATTGGATCTATTATTGGATTATTTATAACTTCAACAGGTGGGGTATATACATTATTTACAAACGTACCCCCTATTTTATACCCGGTACTAGGTTCTAATTGAATTGAATAACCATCAGGTGGTGTCCACTTTGAAGGATCATCCAAAGCGACTCGATTTACAATTAAACCATTCGTATCAATAACTGAATAATTCGTCATAGATTAATAAACTCTGTAATAATTACCAAACCAGAAGTACCTGAATTACCATTAGCAGCGCCCCCTGCATTCTGTGTTGCCCCGGCTCCTGCACCAGACCCATATCCAGACCCGTTCTCTCCCGGAACGGCCACCCCCGCCGCGACAGATTCTCTGCCACCACCACCCCAAGGAGATGATCCACCCTTTGGCCCCCTTGTGGTAACAGTTATAATGGCCTGGTTCATGCCAGTACCACCGGGGTCTCCGGTACCGGTCACGTCTCCGGTTCCGAGAACGCCACCTAATCCTCCAGAACCACTAGCACTAGCAGCGCCACCACTTCCGCCTTTAGCTATACACAATGTTCCAACAGATGTATCTCCACCAGCTCCACCTGCAGTAGGACCTGCACCTGCTCCAGCAGCACCTGCAGCTCCGATTGTAACAGTCTTAGAAGCACCTATTGCTGCGGCAGTAGAATATGTTCTTGAATATCCTCCGGCACCACCTCCTCCAGGTGAACCTCCGGTGCCTGCACCCATATTAGCTATGCCTCCGCTGCCTCCGCCTCCTCCAACACATTCAATAATACAATGAAGCATTCCGGATGTTGGAGTATATGTACCAGAAGTAGTAAATATCTGCTTAGTTACATTTGAAGTAACAGCACCAGTCAACGTATTAAAAGATGAGACTGCACCTGCAGCTCCGACCGCGCCGACGGTTGTTCTTTTAAATGCATTACTGGCTGCGCTGTCTTGTATTAAGATAATATCGGCTGCGACGGGAGAAGCTTTGGATGTTATTGTGGGAACATCCATTGCAGTCGGGGTTGCGGAACTTCCTGTATTGTTTGCTACAATTGTATATGCAGCTTGGTTTGTATGTCCTGATAGAGGTAAACCAGTACAATTAGTTAAGTACCTGAGGTAGGAGTTCCTAGAACCGGAGTTACAAGTGTAGGAGAAGTTGCAAAAACATTCGCTCCAGAACCAGTCTCATCAGTCATGGCTGTAGCAAGATTTGCACTACTCGGAGTAGCTAAGAAAGTAGCTACACCCGCTCCTAGCCCGCTCACTCCAGTCGAAATGGGAAGACCTGTAGTATTAGTCAAAGTTCCAGACGCAGGCGTTCCCAACGCTGGAGTAACTAAAGTAGGAGATGTAGCTCTAACAACCGAACCAGTTCCAGTATTGGCAGTAGCTGCTAGTCCATTGATTAAAAAACTATTACCAGCTCCTGCTGTATCGTAAGTCTTATTTGTTAGAGTGTCTGTAGTAGCTTTGCCGACTAATGTGTCTGTCGATGTAGGGAGAGTTAATGTTCCTGTATTAATTATAGACGAAATAGTAGGAGTTACATAAGTACCGTTAGTCACTGTCTTACCAGTAAATGTAAGAGCAGAAGGTAAACTAGTAGTAGGATTACCACTAACACCATCGCCATTAGTGACTGCAATTTCATTAGCAGTCCCTGTGACTGTTCTAGTCGCTGCAGTACCGGCACCAGTACGTGATATTAATCCTGTGGTAGACAGCGCTGCAACAGCATTTAAATCATCATCGCTAATTCCAACGGTGACTGTACCTGGAACAGACGGAGTACCTGGCCCACTATCTATTACAGATATATTATTTCCAGCAGATAATATACGTTCTTGAGTTAAAGTCGAATTAGGAGACAATGTAACATAAGAACCGGTAACCACTCCGCCTGCATTTAATGCACCTATAGTATTGTTAAACTGTCCAAATGTTACAGGCTCTTGATCTGTCGTAGCGTCTATAAGATTTATAATCTTCTTTGAATTCATATCCAAAGGAGTATTCATCTGATTAGGAGCAGTACCATCTCTGGACAAAGTATTATCCATGGCAGCTCTAGTAAACGCATTATTATTGTTTATAGCCGAGACTACCGTAGATTCGTTCTGAAGATTATCTATATTTTGTAGAGATATTTTAGTCATTAAGTTTTAACACAAGTCATTACGACTATACTTGCAGGTCTAGTTTCTGTTCCACCGTTAGAAGAAGATGTAAAAGAATATGTATGTTGATGGTTAGCGCTTATACCTCCAGTATTACCACTAAATGTATGGTTATGATCAATATTCTGAGCAGACGTAAGCGTCGCCGCATCTGAAAGGCCTCGATCACTACCACTATTTATGCCTCCATTAAAAATAGCAAGAGCAGGATGTAGGTAAGTAGTCTGGACTACTGAATTCGCACTCATAGCGCTAGTTGTACCGCTGAAAGTATGCGAATGGTCTATATTTGCATTACTGGTAGTTCCGGAACCAGTATGTGTATGTGCTTGGTTCTGATCCGCTTGAAGCTGACCGACAGCGGTTGTAGACGTTCGAGACCGACGATATCTGCCTGCAGCAGACACGTTAGGAAGTCGGACTGTCCCTGTATTCAGAAGCCAAGGAGATGTCACGACTGTCGCCGTTCCTGTCGAACTGGCGTTGGCGGACAGAGTAATCTGGGTACCAGAGTCGATGCTCAAAATGGTAACACCAGACGCGATGCCTGTCCCAAACGCATAATACCCGACACGCATGTTTGCGGTCGAGCTGAGAGAAGTTATAATCGGGCTGCCGCTTACACGGGTACCCGACATTTGGATTGTCATAACACTATAAAGAGCCGAGTAAGTGGTAGTGTTAATATCACTCCCGTCAAGCTCTAACCAACCGTCTTGAACGACTGGCCAAGTAAAGTCGGCGATCATGCCGGTGAAAGACGATGTGCCTACGTTAGACCAGTTACCGCTCCCGGTACCATTCGATACGTAGACTGTACCTAGCGGTGCAACTTCTACACCTTTAGGTTCGTGAAGTTGTGAGCCAGTCAATGTGGCATGTGAAACGTTTGCCATTATAATCCTTTATAAAGAGAAGGGGGCTGTTACACCCCCTTATCTTATGGCCTGTAGTAACGAATTCGGACGCGAACAACACCAGCTGTAAAGTTGGCAGTGTTAACACGAATTGTTATATGATTTACGCTTGCAGTCGTAGTACCGACTAAAGCACCGACAAAAGAGTCACCAGCTTTGGTAACGACTGTCTTAGCGCCGACTGGCGTGACACTTCCCACAGGGAAGGCTGCCAGAAAAGCGGTTGCACTTGTAACGGTAGTACGGTCTGTACGCATTAGACCTAAGTCGAAGGTCGCCGTCGCACCTACGCCTACTGTATCAACATAAGTCTCTACTTCCTGAATACGCATACCGGCAGGAATAACTGTCGTGTCATCCACGATATAGTTAGTCGCACCGAAAGCATATGAAGGAAGATTTAGAACGACTTCGACTTCTCGAAGTTCGCCATAGGTCTTATATTCACCAGCAACCTTAGGTGTTGCAGTTTCCGGTCCAATCTTGACGTACAGGCCGGCATTATCTAAATAACCCATAATGACCTCCTTACGTCAGTGTACCGACGTCTGTGAGAACAACACAAAGATTCTCAGGGCGGAAGACCTGTACACCATATTCGCATATAGTCAGGAATTCCTCTTGCTGAAGATCTTTATTGAAATCAGAGAAGACGGTAGGCATTTGGCGGAAAGCAGCGATGAACGGTATCGCGGGACCTGGGTCAGCGGAGAAGAAGAGGTTAGCAACACCAGTCGTAGTCGACCGAGCGTTGATAGTCTCTGCAATACCACCTGCAAGGTAGTTTGATACGTAGACATCGAAGCCTGCGATATTGAAACGGAACTGGAAGCCCGAAACGAGCCCTTCGTTCGTCATGTTACCCCACTTCGGAAGCGGCGTCAGCAAATTGATTGCGTTCGTCGAATTCTCGAAAGCGTAGGCAACTGATGGGTCTACGATAGCTACAAGGTTCCTCATTGGAACGTTCGCCTTGCGGAGAGCGTATTCAGCGAGGAAGAAATCCTTGACAGTCATCGTCTGACCCGTACCAGAACCAACCCAGCGATGTTGCGCTGTGTTAATCAAATTCTGGTTAGATGCAGTTTGTGAAGCATTGGCTCGGTTAAATACCCGAGTCTCAAAGCCTTTCATGAGGGCACGATGTTGTTCGGGGGCGAAGGCCGCTTGGACCTCTGCTGACCAGAACGAGTCACGTTTGAACTTAGCCGAAATGGAGTTGGCCGAATATTTATACTGATCGATAGCGAAGGTAAAATTACCTGTATCGAACTTCGTATATTTAATCGCTTGGCCTTCAGCGAAGTCCGCAGACTCAGCTGTACCCAATCGGGGAATGTTTAGTGTCGTACCATCCGGAAAGTCCGTGATTGTCCTAACAAACCGCATGGCGAACAGATCATCCTGAAACGCACGGGTGATATCCCGTGAATATATGTTTGCACGAATGAGATGTTCATTGCTAGCAACTGTAAAGCCACTTGCCATGTCAGTCTCCTAGTTTAATGACCAAGTTGATTCCAGTCGCCGTCTTGGAAGGCTTCGCCTAACGCGGCAGCGTCTTTAAACATTTGGTCTTGGAGTTTCGGATCACGATATCTGGTTGGATCAGTCTGCCTAATCTTTTGGTAGTAAGACCAAGTACGCTTGGGAGCGTTCGGAGCGAAGGGGTCACTTCTGTTCGTCGATTGAGGCGGAGCTTGAAAGACTTCACTCCGACGTTGACCGTCAAGTCCAAGGGTTCTGAAAAGAACCTGTGGATGCTTTCTGGCTAGGTCGTTGACGAAGTCTGGCGTTAGCTTCAGACTAGATATCTGTTGTTTGAGGGTACTGGCGTAGTTAGGCCCATACTCCTCGATGAGCTTAGCTTGGACGGTATTATAGTTTTGTTCTTCAAGTTCTTGCTGTTTATTTCGAGCAATCTCTTGTTGAACAAGTCTCTGATAATCTTCCATGCTAAGGGTATCGGACTTGTCTTTATCCACGATCTGGGTATTGTCGTTGTTAGACTCCTTCGAAGCTTTAAACTGGTCGATAAGCTCCTTAAGGGAAGGTCCGGCGTTGTATTCATCTCTCAATTTCTTGTAGTCTTCACGAAGTTCATCGTGACGCTGTTTGAAATGATCGATATACAAATCTCCTTCCACTTTTCCTTTCGCAATAGCTTTATACATGTCTTGTTCAGACGCATACTTACTACGATCGAATTTACCACCGGGTGCGGTGAGAATTTCTAGGGGGTCTTGGTCGGAGGGAATCTGGATTTGGTCGTCCTGATTAGTATCTAAAAGGTTCATTTTGTTTCCTGTTGGTCTAGGTTGATAAGGTTTTTAATCTTTTGGAGCGTTGCTCGCTGTCCGTTCTTGTGAGCTTGTTTTGAAGCCCAGGAAGCGGACTCATAAGTATCGATGAGAAATTCGGATCGGTCTATTCCTTCTTCCTCTTCGGTTAATAGTTGAGTAAGCCTGTCAAGAACAAGTCTTGCTGAGACAAGGCTACTTTCGAATCTTTTCTTTTCTTCATCAGTCTGAAGATTTTTAACCCACGCGGTCTTCATTGAGGTGGTTCCGCAGTCTGCATAGGCGGTTGAGGCACGGCGTTTAGATCATAATCACTGCCCATACCTGAAGCTGTCTGTGTCTGTTGAAGCGTTTGCTCTTGAAAAGCCTGTGCAAGACGTTGACCGTCAGCCTGTTCAGACAATGCTACGTATGGGAGAAAGATCTCTTCCTGCTCCATATTGAATGCTTTCTCGAAGAGTTTGCCCATCTTAATGCCCGAAATATGAGGTTGAACGATTTGGAACAACGGTGATTGCGCCATACTAGTCAAATTCTGAATAAGTTCAGCTTGCTCTGCGAAGTGTCTTGCTGCGACTGGACGAATACGTCCGATGCCGGTAATATCTTCGACAGTCAAAGACCTAAACGATGCGGCCTTCAGATCGTCATCGAAGACCTTGATCGTAGTCACACCCGTCAAATTACGTCTAGCTAGTTCAAGCATGGCGTTAAGGACAGGCTCTACGATTTGCTCTTCGAATTGTCTTATCTTGTTTTGAAATACACGGCTGGCAGCATTCTCTAACCGCTGAACTTCGTATTTAGTCTTCTCACCGGGACTCCTAAAGCCCATTGCTTCCTTAGGCGCACCTGACATCTCCTCCATCATATTCATCAGCATGCCAATGTCTTGCACAAGCTGTTGGACATTGATGTTGGGTTGGATGAGATTTACATCGCCTTCTTCAGACGTATAAATCTTCTCACCGGGCTGCCAAGTAAAGTCTTCGACGAAACCTTGAATCTTCTGGACAGGATATGTACTAAGATCCATCATATCGGCTTTCATATTTTCCATATGATCTATCCGATACTGCATTCCAATCAGGTTTGCGAGAGGACCCATTCCCCACAGATTGTCTTGACGACGACGCCATGGAGCATGGAAGATGGGAGGATAACCGAAGAAAGAAGGATTAGGTTTCTTACCGAGAAGCTTATGTCTGTCTACGACAGTAATGACATGATTCTTATAAAACTCCCCGCTCTCTTTGTCATAAAGATCCCCATAGAAAGTGAGAATTTCGACCGTATCTCCTTTAAGGTATTCTTGGAAAGATGTGAAACCATCGACAGTATAAAGATTATCTTGCTGTTGCCAATCGCCGGGGTATGAATGCGCAGAACCACGTATTTCCTGAAGATACTTCCACAGTTCTTCGTACTCATCCATGTTCTCTGGAGTAGACATTCTACCCATCAGTTCTTTCAATTCACCGATTGAGATTACACTCTTGATAATCTTGGGAGAGATTTGGAAGCTCTCGGCGGTAGGGTTCATAACTATGTCGAGAGGTGAGATACGTCTGACGGCAGGTCCGACATATCCTGTCTGGATATTATTGTCTTGTTCTACTCTCTGATCAATCCAATCGACTGTGACTATACAATTACCGTAATCGATGTAGTCTAGAATGACTTTATCCATCTCAGCTTTGAACGAAGGTTGTTCCATCACCCATTGCATATAGTTAGTAATAGCGTCACGCTTACGTTTGCTGTCAGCGTTTTTCTCGTTCGCTTCCCAGACAATGGGAACTCGGTTGGGGAACTCAGTGGCTGAATAATTACTGTACAGATTGTCTCTGATTTGGCATAACTTAGGGATAGTAGTCTTATTCTTCCAAGGAAGACTAGAATTACTTGTATGGCTAGTATCCGTTGCAAAGATATAGCGACGGATCTCTTCCCATTCGAGGGAAGCGACACGACGCATATTCTGCCACGTCTGATACTTCTCGGTTATCCTAGTAGCCATACGGTCTGGAGTAATGACGCTATCGACTTGAACTACGGTACCAGTCATCAGAGATTTTTCAATTTCTTGGAGACTCGTTTCAAATCACTCTTTGAAATGTCTCCTTTCTTAGTGAGCTTTTTCGCATTAGTTAAAGCAGATTTAGCCGTTTTAAATGTTTGTGTCTTAGGTTTTGCCATTAGTGGTAACCAATCCCGAATAGTATATCCATAGCCTTATAGGCTAGAATGGCACCTATGATGACTAAGACAGCTATGACTGCGAATTCTCTCATGCTACACCGCCATAACGGCTGTGGTATTGATACACGGGTTGGGCTTCCTTTTGATGTCTAAATAAATCGACTGGTGCAGTCGCGAAATCTATGGCAGACGCTAAAGCGTCTTTGATGTCGTCATGGGCTGGATTAGCGAAGAGTAGCTCTTCTTCCAGCGCCTGGATATTGCCACCAGTATAATGGTAAATTTGTTGATTAGTATATTTAGGTTCTAAGATAGCAAAGATCCTCTCCTCTTTAGAACCCTGCCAACGGCTTGGCCGGTACTCGTCTACACTAAGGGATAAGCCTAGCGGACGGATGTAATTCTCTTTCAGGTCGTTGACAAGAACTTGCTGTGCGACGGAGACCTCGGCCCTGATCTTTCGGAATCCCCACTTTTCGTATAACTTGAGGATCCGTTTGAAGTATTCCGACGGTTGCGCCGTCTTGAATCTGTCGATTTCGAAGATGTAGTAGTTATGATTTCCGTCAACTCCTAGTACGACTACGCATGAGTAGTCTGCGTTTTTCTGGGTACTGTATGCGAAGTCTACAGCGGCGACGACATTAAGTCGATTACCTTTGTAGTTCCAAGCCCCATCTCTTCGAGATAAGAAAGCCTGATCGTAGTATTGAAAAAGATTCCTATTAATAGGAGAACTGTCAACGTCATGAGGATCATTATAGTACTGGGCTCGAAAATGGACTTTATTAATATACTGAGCCCGCTTTTGGGCGAGGATTCGATCATTGAATCCGAACCACTTGCCATCAGAGCGTTGTTGTAAAGGCCATAGGAACTCACCAGTGCCGTCGCCTGCCGTTTCAACTGGGTGCTCTTTAACTTCGAAGAGCTGCACCTTGTCGATAATGTTTCCAAACTCGTCGTGTGTTTCAATTTCCATCTCCAGTAACGTATTGTACAAATCCTTTGGATGGTATCGTGTACCTACGACCCATTCGCGGGAATTTACACTCTCGACCGAAGAGAGAAGACCGTACTGGTCTCTTACTTTACTTCGTCCTTCTTCGAGGTACGCGTTGCTTTGTACCACCACATCGTCAAGGACGGCGATATCGCAATGCATGCCAACAATGTTACTAGTAAGTCCAGCAGTGAAGATTGAAGGATCTCGAATACTCTCCTCTTTTCGACGGGGATGGTCGAGAGAGATTTCTCTCTCCGTCCACTTCTCTCGTTTAGCCTCTTCTCGATTAACCATGTCTGGCCAGTACAGACGATAAGTATCGTCGGTGAAGATGTCTTTGATGAACTTCAACTGCTTGGTAGCTAAGTTTGAAGTACTGGATATGTATAGAACCCGCAATGTCGGGTCTTTGGTTAGTTCCCACGCTACACGGTAAGCTACGAGGGCAGACTTCATGTGGTCGCGTGGAAGCAGTAGCAGCTGATGCGGTCTAGCGTTTGAGGAAGTCCACCAACGTATTATTTCACGGTGGATATTTCCTAACAGACGCTTAGGGTGTACCAGCTTGATGAACTCTTCGAGAGAAGACTCAGCTAAAAGCCGACGCTCGTCTCGTCTTTGTTCAGTGTCTGTCTTTAGTTTTCTCATGTCTTATAAATCCATCTCCATGAGAAAGCTCGTCTACACGTCTCTCCATAATGTTGATGCGACTGTCTTGGACAGCCACTTGAGTAAGTACTTTACCGAGGCTGGTAAAGGCTTCGGTTAAAGCTTTATGACTTTCTTGAAGGTAATGAATGTCATGCTTGACAATGACGATATCCCCCTTCATACTATACAGAAGAGCCATGGTTGAACCGACGACACCAAGGATCGTCAGAATATTACCAATAGATATGGAATATTCGATAAGAGGCATAGAAGAAAGGGACTTTCGTCCCTTCTTTATTTGGCTGGAGTATTAGCCGTTACAGCGTCAGCCATATGCTGGGTATTAGCATCAAGCTGATCGATCACTGCCTGGATAGCTGCAGGATCATTCTGAGCCTGAGCGTCTTTTAACTGTTGGGAGACACCTTGGAGGAGAGTGGTAACACTCGCATCGACGTCAGTATTCCTCTGGACAGCATCACGTAGTTCTTGCATTGTAGCCATAATTTTATCTACTTTCTTGATTAGTTTAGTCAGACCTGGTTCATCATGATGATGATATATATGCAGGTCCATGGGTTTATTCGGGCATTAGTGAGAATGCGATACTGACCGCTGCAAGCGGTATGACGTAAGGCATAGCGACGAAGAGACAGACACCTGCAGCTACCGCTGCTATGACTGCCATCGCAATCTTAATGAAATGAAATACTTGACCCATTAGCGTACTTGAGGTTGAGTAGGACGGGTAGGTGTGGTCTGAGCAACTTCCTTCTTCTGTTTCTCTTCGATCTTACGACGGTCTTGACTGTCGCGGATTTCTTGGAGAGATTTCTCATCGATCTTCTTGACGTTAGCGAGGACGAGTTCTCCATGATGTTTTGTGAGGTTCTTGTGCTCTTCGTCGGTTAGATGAAGATCGAGCAGCCTGGCGATCTCACGCTCACCGTCTTTGTACATGACGGTATATGAGGGAGATTCGTCTAGTCCGTCTGTCTTTGCGAGCAGAGTGACTTCACGATTTCTGAGTAGTGCCATTGAATTATAATTCCTTAGTTTGAACCTCTGGTCACAGGGTTCTTCTTATGTTTTGAGTTGTATATACGTGCTGCTTTAGCTTTCGCAGCTTTGTCGGACATGCCTTGGGATTTGAAATTATCCCTCATAGCTATATATTGTGCTGGCATTATATCTTCCTAGGTGATATATACGCTGCCTACGGCAGCTTTATCCTTGACATAATTATATCACAAGCGTATAGTATTTGTAAAGGAAATACATGAAGGTAGTACATTGCAGGGAAGAACCGTATGACGTATATGTTGGCCGTCCTTCCAAGTGGGGAAACCCGTACATTGTCGGAAAAGACGGTACCCGAGAGGAAGTTATCCAAAAATACCGCGACTACATCGTTAACAACGAAAGACTTCTGGAGAGCTTATCGGAGCTTAAAGGAAAATGCCTTGCCTGCTGGTGTGCGCCTTTACCTTGTCACGGAGACGTATTGATGGAGTTAGCTAACAGATGAAAGTACTAGTCACAGGGAGTAGACATCTACAAGACAGAGAGTTGATGAAAGAAACGTTGGATGGTTATAGACTTACTGAAATTATCCATGGAAAGGCCAGAGGTGCGGATACGCTTGCGGGAGATTATGGCCGAAGCAATGGTATCGAAGTCAGAGAATTCCCTGCTGAATGGGATAAATACGGGCGTGGAGCGGGGCCGATACGAAATAGCCAGATGCTTAAAGAGGGAAAGCCAGACTTAGTCATTGCCTTCCTTGCTCCAGGCAGTAGAGGAACCCAAAACATGATTGATCAGGCTAGGAAGGCAGGGATTGAGGTAAAAGTGGTAGATGTATCGTAGAATGCCTCTAGGATGGCCAGAGAAGGCCGTGGGTGCGTTTAAATGGATTTCTGGTAGTAGGGTAGCTTAAAGTGATAAAACGCACCAGTGAGCTTCCTAAGGGCTTACAGGGCCTATTGACTGAATCACAGCTAGATGCCCTAGAGTGGGCGAGGAAGTTTATGGAAAATTATGAAAGAAAATTACAGAAATTACCTAAAAGGATGGTTTAGAACTTACTGGACAGTCTTAGCTTGGCTAGTAGTCCTACAGTTGTCGGTTTTATTAGTCTATAAGCTTTTAGGTAAAGTTTTAGGATATGATTTATGAATTTAGAAAATATAGGAGATTGGGTTATAATATTCTTATTCGGAGTATTTCCGGTGTCTGTAGGTTATTTAGTCTGTAGAGTGTTTAAAGGATATTAAAAATCTTGTCCGATATATTTTAGGTGTAATTCATTGCCGTTTTTGACCCCCCGAACCCCCCTTAACCCCCGGCCGTGGCATCCATTATACCAGCTGACCACCCCTAAGGTAAGGTTATACCTATGGTCCTTAGTTCCATTAATGGAACCTATATCACAACCTAAGGCTGTAGTATCTTACCGACGGGAACTTAGGGTTCCCATATGGGAACCATTAGGGAACCATAGGAACTATAGTTCATACTATGCACTATAAGTCACTATCTCCAGATAGTGCATTATAGTTCCTATATCCCTGAATAGATCACAACCTCGTGATTAAGCCTCATACCTCACTTGACACTAGCCTTGCGCCGTCCTACCTTGATGATGGTGCCGATGGGTTTATCGGTGCCGCGTCGGCCGACGTTTACCCCTGCCCTACGGGTTTGCAGGTTCATACGTTCCAAGCCTTCGGGTTGTTTGCCATCGTGAAACGACTATCAGCACCGCAAGCCATCCCGGCTTGTCGGGCTATAGTCATTGGAGAAAATGCTATGACTACATCTCAATCGAATGTTGTTCCGGCTGCCGATCGCGTTGTCACTCGTACCGATAACGCGGTGATCGAACTTCCCAAGTTAACCGACGCACAAAAGGATGCCGTCGCGAAAACGATGGGAACATTGGCGGACACGTTGGCAGTCTATATCAACGACGACATGAACGCGGTTATCGTTGAATGCGACAAGGCAAAGAAAGACCTTCAGGCAGGTCCTTTCAAATTGCTGCGCTTGCTGAAGGAAACGGTCCCGGCTGACAAGCTGATCTTGTTTCCAACTCCCGGTTCCGAGATCGGTGAATGCCCCGATAAGTATGAGGAACCATACTTCAGGGATGGAAAGAAGAAGTTTAAGAAAACTTCCTTCTATCTGAAATGGTTCCTTCACCATTTCCCTGAAGGCAAGCGGATTGCGGCTGCGCTCGCTCATATCGCGCTGGCGAAAGATGAAAAGGCAAATCAAGCGGCTGTACCCGAGGCAATCCAAAAGCTGAACCCTGTCGATCTTGAAAATCTCCGGGAAGATTTGACCGGGCAACAAAACGCCGGCGTCAAGGCGTTGCGTGATGCAATGTCCCTTGAAAAGCAATTCAACGCCATCAATGCTTTGCCGAAGGTATCGGCAATGCCGCTGATGGATGGTGAAGGCAATGTCCGCAAGGTGAACAAACCCATCAAGGTTTGGTCAACTGACAACCCGGAACAAGAGTGGTATCTTTACTCAATCTCCGGCTTTATGCAATTCGATGCGGCGCGTGCTGCCGAACTAGGCGGCGACATTGCTGCACTGAAATTGACAGCGAAGAGGGAGCAAGGTGAAGAGGGTGGCGACGGGACGGCTGACAAGCCTATCACCATCAACACCAACGCCACGCTAGTCGCTCGTATCAACGACGTGCATGAGTTCATCGCTAACAAGCTGATGAATGATCCGAAACGGGAACTGTACGGCCATTTCCTGAAGGATCATATCGCTACCGCCGGGTCTGATGATCTGATCGAAAGCCTATCGGCGATCAGTCTATTCTGTTCTGGCGTTCTGAATATCCCCGCCGTTCAAACAAGGCTGGAAATAATCACAGCCAAACGGGCAGCGTGATTTCAAGTTATTGCCCCGGTCACAAGCCGGGGCAGTGACGTGCAATCATGCACGATAAGGGGAATATGCTATGGAATATCATCTTAGAATGACAACCCGCACCACGTTCAATGATCGGGAAAAAACGAGGGTTAACTTTCAAACCCATCTCTTGCCTGCCCGTGACCGGCATGATGCAGAAAGGATGGCGGATGTTCTGCCAAGCAACACCGAACGTTGGCGGGAAGGTCTAATCGTTTGCGATCGGACCTTCGATGTTGTGGCGGTCCTTCGCTGCCACGATGTTAACGGCGCCCGAAAGATCATCCTTTCAATCGATGATCTGGAAATGATCGCCAACGAATACACCACGCCACGCGCCGTCGCTGCTGAATAGCATGTCCCGGTCACACAAAACATCCGGGTTAAATCAGATCGGACCCAAGCATTCGGGCCCGGATGATCTAACCCGGTTTTATCGGGAACAATCCAAACCCAAGCCGCAAGCCTTGAACCAACGTGCAAGGCAATCCAGCACTAGGCGCAAGGTGAAAGTCACCTTAGCCGACCGTGCATAAAAGACACACCCTGTGGCGGAAACGTCACAGGGTTTTTTTGTGTCTGTTGTTATCTTACCACAGGTGTGACATTTTTGCCACACCTGAAATTATGATAGGAACAAAATGGTGATAGGTTCGCGGACCAGACTGTGGTGGGGTACAGGCCATTAGCGCATGATTAAGGGTGGGGTCGAGACGAAGTGGCTGTCCGTCGGGGTGGGGACCATACGGGGGATTGGCCTCGTTTGACACAAGCTCATTGCGGTGCTAACGTAGAGATACTGGGCAGGTGGTCTGTCCAGACGAAAGGAGAGTTTGATGCACATCATGACGAGACGTGGTTGGCAGCCTTTGCGAGCGATCGCTTCCAACCATAACAACGTGGAAGGAGTATTCCGTCCTGTCTTCCTCGAAGATGCGAAAGCAGAGAACCTTCGTCGAGCAGACGGATTTAACTGGGCTCTGAAATACGATTCCAAGGGACTGTCGTTCCGTGGCGATCAATACGTCGAGCCTTCACGCGACCCATTCAGAACAGGGGAATAACATGACTACCAAAAAACCAGACGATGTTCTCGCGTATACTGTCGCCGCTTGGCTAACGTCCAAAGGCTGCGTCACCGCTCTCGTCGAGGCCGGCGAGGGATGGGAAGTCCACTATACTCTGCCGGAGGATATAAAACCTCAGCCTCCGGTGCAGGTCCATAACGGCAGGATCGTCTTCCCGAAGGGTAGTCTGGAGGACGTCGTCTTCACCTTCCTCCTCAGCCAATGAGGATACCATGAAAATAGAATTGGAAATCAAGGACGCAGTCAAATGGCTGCGGATCAAGACCGTCCGGGTGGATCAGTCGATCCACAAGGGCCTTCACGTCCAGACGCTCATGAATATGGTACGGAAGCAGTATCCATGGGCGAAGATCATCGATATCCGTGTCGATCTGAGGTGAGTGATGAGAAAGATTTGCATTCTCATGCATGATGATGGATTGAATGGGCGATTGCCCATAGCGATGGAGGTTTCGCCAGATGGGAGTAACAAACCCGGCGAGACTTACGAACAATTCGAGGTACGTATGGCGTACCACGAAGCTGTGCTAGCCCCGCATTATCTTGCTCCTGCGGTGCTAAACCACCTTAACTTAATTGCAGCCGAACCGCTCCAGCCTTGGGAGGACTTCAAGGCTATCGGTTGGCATGGGAGGAAGCCATGATTGAGATCATCCATTACATCAACCGATGGGGCAAACAAGAATGTGCCGTCGTCGAAGTGTCTGCTCCTACTGCAGCAGGTATTGAATATGCTAGGCGGTACGCCGCCGGCGAATTTCTACCTTACTATCCCGTCCCTGCCATACCTCTCGCAGCTAAGTGGTATTCGAAAGAGGTGACTCACTACGAGACACTCTGCATCGTCCATCGTATGCATGTCGATAAATGGTGTGCGTACGTCGGATGGTGGGCGGAGGAAATCCTCCCCGCCGGGGAAGACGAGCATCCCAGCAATTGCACGTGTGAAGTGTGCAGAGCGTGGGGGGCGTGATGATTGATCCAGACACGCCATGCAAGGTCATTCCTATCCGGAATGGCCTGCAACGTATGGGCAGACAAGGCGTAGCCCATCTCAAGCGCGGGGAAATGCTGTATTACCTGTGGCATGAACCTACCCAGCTATTCTACATCGAATGTTATGTCGATGAGAAGTATGCCATCAGAAAGGCGCGTGAGACCAAAGGTCCACGGTCAATGAACGACGTCAGGCTAGCTTGGCGGAGTGAGCCGAAGTATTGTCATCACTCGTTCAGAACGGAGGACCCATGATTACCATCGTCCATTCAAAGACTGCTCACTACGTAGTTAGGGAGGAGATACCAAGTACGAAGGTATCCCCGACCGACTTCTTCTATGCGTTGGGAGAGCTTCCTCCCAACCATCCGCTTCCTGTGCCAGTCAAATACACACATCCTACTTCCTTCATTGTGTGGTATGCGTTGGCACTGATGAAAGACATCATGAGATCTTGGATTAAAGGAGGACTAGATGCAGATACGTCCAGTAGTTAAGTGTCGGCTGTTGGAACTGTTACGACATCCCGGCAACAAGTACACCGCCATCATCGATCGGCTGTCAGTTCACCCCATCTTAGGGGAACCAAACGAATTGATGTCCCATACGTCGGAAGTTCACCTGATCATGTTCGACATCAAGATCATGGTCACCCGCAACACGATCTATGATTTCTCGGAGGACTAGATGACTAATCAGGAAATGCTGGAGCTGGCTGACCTGATTGAAAGGTCACAAGGGTTGATTTGCACAGTCCGCAATGGAAGGATTGTGCACCTTAAAGCGAGTCAAATAAACTTCATCATCACCGCTCTTCGCCAAGCCGCCGCCTCGAATCAAACGAAGGAGGATTAGATGCCAAAGTATATTCTAGAAGTATACGAGCGCCGCAGTCAACTCCCAGAAGAGTATCGCTGGACCAGTCATCACTGTGATGGCATCTACGACGATGCCATCAAACTGAACATGGCTATTCTTGAGGCGTTGGCAGACCCTGTCGTCCAATACGTCAAGGTCAGGATAGAGGAGGATGACTGATGTGGAGTAACAGACCATCGGCGGAGGTTACAGCCCTGCTAATCGACGGGGCTAACTGTTATGAGTCCAGCAAGAAGCTGGGCTTTCAAGTCGACTATGCGAAGATACTGAAGTACTTCCGCCCTCAACAGGCGATGTACTTCACTGCTCTACCTGAATCAGATCCCGTCAACAATCCTAACGGGTTGTTTAAGATGATCGACTACATTGTCTATAACGGGTACACGTTGATTACCAAACCAACGAAGACATTCGTCAACGACGGGGTCGAAGTGATGAAGGGTAACATGGATGTTGAGATCGCCGTCCATGTAATCAAGGCCGCCAGATGGGCCAACCATATCGTGTTGTTTACTGGTGACGGTGACTTCAGAATGGCAGTCGAAGATGTTCAGCAACAAGGGACACGGGTCACTGTCGTGTCTGCTCTCAAGACCAATCCACCGATGGTGGCAGACGAACTGAGACGTCAGGCTAATGTCTTCATCGATATGGGTAACCCTGAGTTCAGGAAACAGATCGAATGGGACAGAGATAAGGCAAGGCGTACATTCTTGGAGGGATCATGATGTGTAGGCGTCTCTTAATATGGACAGAAAGGAACAAGGTACCTAAAGTCTTCGACGACTGGTACGACGTAGTTGACTGGATTAAGCAAGAGAACTTAGCCGGTCGGTCGGTGACCATCATCAGATGGGAATACGTAGACCCATAGGAGGAGAGAATGAAGTATCTAATCATCGCATGCGTAGTGATTTCGAGCTTAAACCTATCACACCGGCCGGCAGGAGCCAACCATGGACCGACTAAACACAATATTGTACGTAGCTATGATTCTGGTAGATGGATTGATAGTCCTCCTAGCGGCTATCGGTACATTGCTTATAATCTGGAGCGTGAAGACTTTCAGACGCCGAAGAGGCCCATTCCCTACGCGGAGATTTGGGATAACCCGCTCAACCAAACCGCCCAACAATACGTAGCTATTCTATCTATGTTCGAGGGAAAGCCTCTCCCCGAAGAGATATTTCGGTGGGTTAGGATGAGGCAAGAAGAACGTTTCACTGAGACGATTCGGCAGGGTATATTGGCCGGCAGGTACTCTCCGAAGCGTCTAGAAGAAAAAGACGAATGGCAGTTTTTCGACATTGCTGGACTACTCCTGATCGGTCTGGGCTCGATATTGATCGCAACAGGTTACACACTCAACCGAAGGCTCAAATCTCAGCTGAGGCGTATGCTACTCGGCAGAGAGTCCAGTTGACACAAGGTAGTTGATCTGCTATTGTAGAGACAATGGAAGGAGGACTCCGTGGCTAAAAGATGGATGATCCAGAAGCGCCTCAAGATGAAGCGCTATCGAGCGAAAGCTCGCGGACAGATGAAGAGGTACTCTGCCGAACGTATGTCCGGCGGTTCCAGTCCTAACCCCGAGGTTATGTCGTGGTACAAGAACTCAGCTAACAGCTTATCGAACGGGAGCATATCTCAGACAGAGCTGATGCACTACAATTCCAACATTCCTAGGAAGGAAGCGTTGGCATTGCGAGATAAGATAATCGATGCGTGTCCGGAGTGGATGTACTTTCGTCTGGTCGATGATGGTTGGCTCCGGGCACGTATGTATTTCTCACACAATCCAGAAAGGTGCTGCGTCGTAATCCTCGACAAGAGGACCTCCGTTAAACGGCGCAGCATCGTTTACAATAACCGGGATGTTGCATATCAACGTTGGTGCGAGAGCACTATCGATTGGGTGGAACCTAGTCAATATTACCACCCAAACATCCCGGAGACATTCCCTCCCGAGAGCTAGACTTGCCCAGTCTAGTTTTCGTAGCCCCGTCAGCCGTTCCCCTCGGTTGGCGGGGCTTTCCGTTTGTTAATGGAGGATTAGTCATGTCAGCAGAAAGACCTCGTGCAGCATACTGCACTGGATGCGGCGCAACATTCAAAAAGATGCACCTTCTATTCGAACACCGCAACAAGAAGCTTTGCGGCGGACGGTATCTGTCTGAGGAAGATCGGGCAGAACTCAATCGCCTCCGGGTTAAGCGAGAGTTCGAGGAGCGGATGCTCCGGGAAGGAAGGAAGATACCATAGGTCATTCCGACCTGATGGAGAAGTAAAGTGGACCAGTATCTGAACTGGCTTTATGAGAATGCCGCAGCCGTAACGGTGAGCACAATCATCGTATTGTGTATAGCCGCAGTCTTCGGCGCAGTCGTCTGGGATCGAAGGTCCTCGATCCAGAAGTACCTAGAACATAGGAGAGAAGTGCGCATCCAAAGGGGATTGCTCATGGGCAAGAAGAAGAAGGCCGATCGCTTAGCCTACCTTAAAGGCAGGTGGGGCGATGGGATTACGGAGTTCGGCGAGAATGAATTTCTCGGAGGACGTATGACCCGTGAAGAAGTCAATTCGTTTTACCGAGCGATCGGCAAGACGCATAACATACCGGACTTAGTTCCGGTAATGACGCCGGCTCAACTTAAGTCTGCCATCAAGGGACGACGTTCCCGTGGTGGTGGTGTTACAGCAGGACCTGCGCAGGAGAACCCTGCATGGGGTACGACCGATGACCAGCCAAAGACTGCTACGGCGAACGTCATCAATGCGACGAAGCGTTTCGGAGAGAAAGCTCTGAAGCGTCTTAAGACCGGTTAGTTTTCACCGCCTACGGGCAAACACAGGAAGACGTAGACCATGTCAAATCCAAACAAGACTGTCCTCATCGAACGCTTTCCGGACAAGGATGTTCCGGAAGCTTATCTTCGGAAAGTCCTGAAAGACTTCTCTAGTTGTGGCGGTTACGCCGTCCAGACAATCGAGCAAGGTGCTCCACTGCTGGTGTCAGACCGAATGGACACCGGCGCAGAACTCGAAGCTGTCCAAGCCCTGCTCAAGGGCTATGCTTCGAGCCGAGTCCTCCTCACTTTCTCCAAACTGGAGAAGGTGGAAGAAGGTTCTCTTCAGCCGTTCGACTTCCTCATGCCCGGCGACGTCACACCACTGATGTGCTTCGGCATTGAAGGGGAGTTCCCTTCCCTCGTCGAGGCCGGCACCATCCAAGAGGTCAACTTCGCCAAGAAGGTGATCATCCCTAACTTCAATAAATTTCTCAAGCTTAGCGAGGGCGACCTCGCCAAGTTCATTGCTGAGATCAAAGACCCGACGTTCGTCGACAGCCTCATGGCCAGGATCGGTGACCGTGGTGTCTTCTGTTTCCTCCCGCCCACCGGTGATGCTATATGGTTGGGCAAGAACAAGCTTGGTTCCACATACCCGTGGGGCCAAGTCTCTATGTTCCTCGATTACGTGGAACAACCGGTTACCCCGGCTGTTGCCGAGGCGAAGAAAGGGGGGTGGTGGAATGTAGGGCCGAAAGTCCCTGTCGCGCAGGAGAGTCCTCCTCCCTCTCCAGCGACGAAGCCACCACCCCTCGGTCTTCCTGAGCAGAAACCGGATACCAAGATTGATGCTCCTCCTGCTACGCCTACACCACAGGACACGACAACACCGCCTGCCGGCCATTGGGAAGAACTCCCGAAAGGCTTGTCGAACAAAGACAAGAAGGCGTTCGTTCGTCGTGTTACTGGGTGTGGGAACAATCTTCCCGACGGCTACGATCAACCCGGTTGGAAGTATTGGGTCGTTGATTACCCTGCCAAGGCCAAGACGCTCGAAGCTCTCAAGAACAAGCTGGAACAGGAAGGTCCAAAGGATATGCGATCGTCAGTACCACCGAAGATCGTCACGCCAGACGTCGTCGGCGAGGTCAACTCGATGGTTCTGTCAGCCGACGAAGCGACAGCGGCGGAGACTACCATCGTCAAGATACTGGATAGGCAGGGAAAGGAAATCCCAAACCCTCTCGAAATCCAGAAGATGGAGCAGAAATATCCTACGTTTACGAAACGGTTCGGCGTCACGTCCGAGCAGATCGATACTTGGTTGCCTGCCGATGTCGAGGCATTCGCCAAGGCACACGGCAAAGCATTCTTTCATCTCTTCCTCGAAACCCGGCGCGAAAAGATCGAGAGCAAGTCAGCTCTTGCCATGCTGTCCGGGAAACATGTCTCCACTGATGCTCCCACCATTGCGAAGGAAGAGCCTCAGCCCAAGGTCGCCAACAGCGGCTGGAGTACCTGGGGTAAGTAGATTAGCTAGGGACTGCTCTCACTAGCTAGTGGGCCCGCCGGGTAAACCCCCCTTATCACAGTCCCGGCGGGCTTCCCTTCCTCAGGAGGAGATCATGAAAGCACTTCAGGCACTTAACTATCCGCCTCCGGCCATGCGGATGTACATGGATCATAACGTCCGTCATACTCCTGATGCAGCCAAGCTATTCGAGTACAAGCGTTTGCTTCTATTCGTGTGTGATGGCCATCAAAGCAAGCACGAGAACTTCCCCAGTCTCGTCAAGTATGGCCCTACCCTGATGGACGGGTATAGCAATTACCCCACGGTATTCACCATGCAGGGATTCAACCTATTCTACAATACTCCGACGAAGACAGTCGTCCCTCTCCATGCGGAGAAAGATTCGTTCTTTCCGTGTGCTAAGATTAAGGGACAACTCCATTTAGTCAGACCTGAGGTATTGGTTTCCCTTGACATTAAGTACGGTAATGGCGTACAATTCAAACGTCGGAGGGTGAAGCTTCTGCTCCCCTATCGAAAGAAAGCTCGTGGTCCGTGGAAGACGCTGGGTGGAAAACCTCTGCCTCGTGCCCTCCAAGGATGGCGAGGAAAAGAAAGCGTAGAGAGACTTCACATCGTCGAAGCTTATATGTACGTAGGTCGTCAGACTTACTGGGACAGATCCCTCGATGGAGGGTACTCTACTCTTCAGTGTCCTATTCAATTTCCAAACATAGAGAAGAATTGGCTACCACGTTATTATGAGTATACTAGAACATTCGAAGAAGCTCAACGAGATAATCGTTGAGCAGCATATTCCTTGCGATGACTGTGGTTCCTCCGACGCTCGGTGTGTATACGCCGACGGCCACAGTCATTGCTATTCATGTAATACACACATCCCCGGCAAGAGGGAGAAGGAAGAATACTTGAGTACCGAATTTACTTATGAGTATATACCATATCGTGGGATTGAGAAAGAGACATTTCGATTTTATGATACAAAGACAAAGATAGACAGCGAAGGTAAACCTATTGCTATCGGCTTCCCGTATCCTAACGGATCGATGAAAGTCCGGACATTACCTAAAGGCTTCCATACCATAGGCGATATAGCAAAAGGAGGTTTATATGGCCGAGACAAGTTCCCCGGTGGATCAAATATTATCATCACGGAAGGGGAGATCGATGCTCTCTCGCTTTATCAGGTCCTGCGTATTCCTTGTGTCAGTATCAGGAGTAGCAGTACTGGGAAGCTGGACGCTGCAATCGATCGATCCTGGCTTAACTCATTCGAACGCATTTACCTTGCATTTGACGGAGATGGGCCGGGGAGGGAAGCGGCTGCTGAAGTCGCAAGTCTCTTCGATTACAACAAGATATACCAGCTCAAGTTCCCCGGCGGTCTCCGAAAAGACGCCAACGACTATCTCCGAGCCGGAGAAGGAGAAGAACTAGCCCGTCTATTCAGGACTGCCAAGAGGTATACGCCCGAACAGATCGTATCCTCTTGGCATGACTTTAAAAAGATACTGTCCGAAGTACCTAAGCATGGTACGCCATACCCATTTCCCACATTGAACTACATGACTTATGGCATTCGGACCGGTGAGTCCGTGTTAGTGACGTCTCAAGAAGGCGTCGGGAAAACGGAGTTTCTCCATGCGATCGAACATTATCTACTCACCAATACAAGCGATGCGATCGGTGCTATCTACCTCGAAGAAGGTAAGAAGCGGCACCTCCAAGCTCTGGCTGGAATACATCTCCAACGACCGATCCATCTACCAGACTGCAGTGTTACCGACGCTGAAGCGTACGCTGCTGTACAAGCCGTTGTACAAGAAGATGAGCGTCTACACATATATAGCCATTTTGGTTCTGACGATCCAGAGACTATTCTGGATGCAATTCGGTTTCTCGTTTCTGCGCGTGGTTGTCGCTATATCCTTCTTGACCACATTACTATGGTTGTGTCCGGTCTCGGAGGCGACAACGAAAGACGAGCACTAGACTATCTCTCGACCAGACTAGAGATGATGGTTAAAGAACTAGACTTCGCGTTGATCATTGTCAGTCACGTCAATGACGATGGATTAACGCGAGGATCTAGGAACATTTCGAAGATTGCGGATATTCGGATCGATCTTACACGCGATATAAAATCCGCAGACCCTATCATAAGGCGCACAATGCATGTCATGGTAGGGAAAAATCGGTTTTCTGGAAGGACTGGTCCGGCTGGTGACCTCCTCTTCGACCCCCAAACATACACGCTGTCCGAAGATTACGGATTTGCAGAAATAATGAAAGCTAATTAATGAGTTATCTATGGAAATTGAAATATTGGACTACCGGTGAATGGCAAGTAGTCAATGAAAGACTACACGACATGGAGAAGGCACATGAAGTCTACAATCCAAAACGTCCTCTATTATTTAAATCCCTTCAACTTCTCAAGCCGGACGCCGTCAAAGTCGTCATCGTCGGCCAAGACCCGTACCCCCAGTCACGATACGCTACAGGTTTGGCATTCTCTATTCCCGGAGAGATTGAAGCATCGGATTATCCGCCGACGCTCGCAACCATCTTCAAAGAGTACTCGTCTGATCTACACTACAGAATACCAACTTCAGGTGACCTTAGTAAATGGAGTCGAGAGGGCGTACTGTTGTGGAACGCTATCCCAAGTACTCGAAAAGGTGCTTCATTGGCACACGATTGGGATGAGTGGTCTTACCTTACACGTGAAATCATCACCAAACTTTCCGCACAGGGAGGGATCGTTTTTGCTTTTCTCGGAGCGGTGGCCAAGCGTTACATCTCGGATGTGGATCTCACCAAAAACTCCATCGTGGTTACATCACACCCCTCACCGAGGGGCTCCATCAACAGTAGAAATCCATTCGTCGGGTCGCGTTTATTCACTACCATCAACGACAAGTTGATTGATTTAGGAGGACAGCCAATCGATTGGAGGTTGGACGATGCCAAAGGTAAAGGAAATCCTAGTCCGTAAGGAATGGAACGGACAAGTCTGGTATGAGTACAAACCAGTGGAGAGTTTCAATGACGCTGAAGGAAAAGCTGGAAGCGATTTGGAACCGACCCGGAGTGATCCACCCAAGCCACCGAAACTGGTGGATCTGGGCAGAAAGTGAATACTGGTGGGAACAGAAAGTTGGTGCACAAAACAAACATGTCCATTGTTTGAAGGGTGCACGCACCCAGTTCAAAGGCAAAAGACCTAAAGGAAAAGGCTACTCTTTCCTGCCTAAGAATTATTCGCTTTATTACCTGCACCGATATCTAAAATAATGCCAAAAGTTAGTCTCGACCCATTTCCCCGGTGTCTGGGTACTCCCGACATGAAATAACGCACCAGCGGGCTTCCTAGGGCATCCTAGGGCCTATCTAGAAGGAGTGGACCATGCGCAGTTATGCCAGATTCTTCATAGAATTCCAACTTTCAGCGGTTGATATGTTATTTACGTGGGAAGTCAGGACTCATGGTAAGCCAGACTACTTAACGAAGTGGCGGAGGCACTATTTATTAAAACGGTTATTAGATATTCAGTTAAAGGAATTTGACAGATGAAAACAGGCACAGCAGAGATCATCGACTTCCAACAAGCGAAGGCTCAGACGGCAGGTAGTGGAGGGGGAGACGATTACTTTGCGGGTATGAAGTTGGGGACTATCTTTTGCTGTGCGTTGAACGGAAGTAACACTTCCTTCCTCGACGAATATATGTTATGTTCTAAGGCCGGTGTGACGGTTCTGCTTCAGAACGCCCACGATGGACGGTTTGAACGTCACATCGGTTATAAATTCTGGAAACAGAATACGCTAGTGCAAATCCTGCACATCCCGACAGAAAAAGAAGAAGAAAATGGGAAAAGTGTATAGCTACGACCAAGCTCATTGGTCGACTATGCGCATGGTTCAGGAGGCTAAGAAGTGGTGCGAGGAACGAAATCAAGACGGGTCTCGCACCGGCAGCATCAAAGAACATGAGGCTGTCCTGAAGTCTCTGATCAGCGCACATTCGGAGGAGGCCGCTTAGGTCTCCTCCCTTAGGTCATACCGACCGAAGGAGACTAGGAATGGACCGATTTACTCAGGTTTTGATTATCTCTGCGTGTACCGTCGGCATCATCGTCGGCGGTGTCTGGCTCAGCAAGAATGTATCCTATGGATGCATCGACCTGGGTTTCATCAAACATTGTGGCGCTACAGTCACTCGATAAAGATTGCTGGCCTGTTAATCTAGCGGGCCAGCATTAATGAGATTATGCGAATAGTATTAGACATTGAATGTAACAGGTTGATCAATCCAGACAAGGTCTGGGTTATAGTTTGCTACGATATTGATAAGAAGGAATACCATGTATTTAGACACGTTACGGACGATAGAGAAACAGCAGAAGAGTTTAGACGATTTAGTTCTCGCTGTACACTCGTTGTCGGCCACAATCTTTGTGGGTATGATCTCCCAGTCCTTGATAATCTTCTTGGGGTTCGGTTTACTGTTCAACAAACATTAGACACTCTCATCATCTCAAAGATGGCGGACTACTCCCGTAAAAGTCATTCGGTAGAAGACTACGGATTAGAGTTCGGGTATGAAAAAGGAAAACACCAGGACTTCACGAAATATAGTAAGGAACTAGAAGATTACTGTACACGTGATGTATATATAACTTACGGTATCTATCTTAAGCACCTTAAGTATATAGATAACCTTAAGTACAAAGATGCTATAACCTTAGAACATAGGTTCCAAGGTATTGTTAATAACCTTAGTACTAATGGCTTTAGTTTCAATAATGGTAAAGCAATATCGTTATTATCTAAGGTAGAAAAAGAATTAGGTATTATAGATAGTAATATTAGTCTCGCTTTCCCTTCTAAACTAAAGTTAATACGCGAGGTTACACCTAAGGAGACCAAACATGGTACTATCTCTCTTACTTCTATACCGAAACTTCTTCGTCAAGATATTCTTTCTATGTCTGTTGGTGCTCCATTCTGTTATTGTTCCTGGGTTGACTTTAATCCTAGTTCTCATAAACAAATTATTGAAGTTCTTAATGAAGCTGGCTGGTCTCCGGTAGTCAAAACCGACACTCACAAAGAAGTAGAACGTGAGTTAAATAAATTACGTCATACTAAGCGAGACGAAGCACTTGACATAAGGTATCAAGAACTATATACTAAGTATAATCAATTAAGAATAACAGGTTGGAAGATATGTGAAGATAACCTAGAGACGCTTCCTCCTTCTGCTCCCCCAGCAGCGCGTCTTCTAGCTCGCCGCATCCTGCTTGAGTCCCGACGCCGTACTCTTACAGAGTGGATGGGACTTGCGACCCCGGACCATCACGGAACGAACCACCGCATACACGGTAAGTTCTACGGGATTGGTGCCTGGACTCACAGGATGGCGCATCGTCAGCCTAACACCGCAAACATTCCCCTAGAGTTCGATACGGCCGGCAACAAGAAGTTATACGGCAAAGAACTCCGCTCTTTATGGCAGGCACCTAAGAACCGACTACTCATAGGTGTCGATGCCGAAGGAATACAACTCCGGATATTTGCTCATCTCATTGATGATCCTGAATTTACCGAAGCTCTGGTAAAGGGGAAGAAGGATGACAAAACCGATCCTCACTCACTTAATCGACGAATACTTGGAGACGTCTGCAAAAGCAGGCAAGTTGCTAAGCGATATATCTACGCACTTCTCCTTGGGGCGGGAAAGGGAAAGCTCCAAGAGATATTGGCGTGCGACGAGGCGTCTGCAGCTGAGGCTTATGAGCGATTACTTCAAAGGTACCCGGGATTTGCGTATCTCAAGGACACAGTCATACCTGCTGACGCAAAACGAGGATGGTTCACTGGCATTGACGGTCGTCCAGTTAAAATCCCTTCAGAAACATTCGGAGGGAGAAAACATCTTGCAATGTCAGGTTATCTCCAAAACGGGGAAGCTGTAGTAATGAAACGTGCCACGTTAGTGTGGCACGATAATTTGAAAGATTACGATGCTTTGTTGGTTAACCTTGTCCACGATGAATGGCAGGTAGAATGTCCAAACAATATGAACACAGCCTTGTCTATCGCAGAGATGATGGCTTCGTCATTAAAAGAAGTTGGACAGGACCTAAAATTGATATGTCCCCTTGCTGGCAGTTACTGGAACGATGATTTAAAAGATTACACTATCGCTACTAATTGGTCAAAAACACATTGAGGTTAAAATGAAAGATTGGAATGTAGAATACGATTATACCATGCGCACCGGCGGTGCTATGACGTTTCAGGCAGAGACCCGCGATGAGGCGGAGAGCCTCGGCTATGATTACGTTCGGGAGACATATCCAGACGCTATCGATATTGAAGTTGTAGAAGTGGATGAAATTAAGAAATAATGGCTAATTATGAAAAGACGAAGCGCATTTCCGTCAAAGGTAAATGCAAGTGGGCGCATGTGACTCGACTGAACAGATTTGATGAATGGTCTGTCGAATTGTGGCCTACTCCTGAAGACCTCGAAGTCATTCGAGAACTTCAGAGTAGAGGCTTGAAGAATACTATGAGAAAGGACGAGGATGGATATAACATCCGATTTAAAAGAAGCCCCAAGCGAGACATCCGACTCAAGACTGGAGAAGTCAAGACACTTATTTTCTCTCCTCCTACTGTGGCTATGGCTGACGGTTCCCCCCTTCCTAGTGGGGTATCTGTTGGGAATGGCAGCGATGTTACCATCATCCTTGAAGTGTATACTCATGGAACTCCCGGAGGGGGTAAGGCTGTTGCAGCTAGGTTAGAAGGGATTAGGGTAGACAACCTTGTTCCATTCAATCCTGACTCAGACTATGATGTTGAGACGAAAGCGAAGGTTGACGAGCTGAGAGATCAGCCCGAACATACTTTCTAAGGTGAAGATATGACTTTCTGGAAAACTGTAGGAGCTGTCGTCGTGGCTCAATTAATCATGACGTTTGTAACGCTGCTGTTTTACGTGGCGTTGCTTTTAGCAATACCGAGTGAGTGGATACGATGATCCCGTGAGTAGGGCAAACCGTCTGAAGTAGGCCCGCGGAGTGACGATCCGCTCACGGTTCCTCCTGCGATCCAAACGCAGTAGAGGTGTGGAGCTGCATAGAGGCAACTCTGGTGGCTAGAGACGACAGCCGGGATTGGAGTAAGACTCCACGTCTGGAGTGAATGAAGCAAATTCCTCAGTCGAAAACCACAGCCCTGAAAGAGGCCGGGCATGAGAGTCCGAGACGTCTAGTCTCGTCTGTGATTGAGGTCGTGGAGTGAAATATACGGAGATGCCACGTTAATCCGCCGTATACCAAGCACTAGTGTGAAGACTTAGTTGTCGAGCAATAGGCGCTGAAGGGACACCCTAGACAAAAGGGAACCGGTGCGAACCCGGTAAAGAACTGGAGCGTGAGCGGACTTTGTCGTAAGCAGAACGTGCACCGGTCTCATTAGCCGGTATATAAAACCTTACGAGTGGAACTCGCGGTATCTCTTCGGGAACTGTGGTGCACAGGAAACGATGATCTCCTAAGGAGAATTGATACCAAGGATGCAGCGTAACTCTCCATCTTCCATAGCCGAGGAGTTACACAGTGGCAGAAATGAGCCAATCTTTCTGATCGAAATAGAGGAGCGTGACCTCTCTCCGTGTACGGAGGCCTTGCGGGTAGTAGATCAGACAATGACAGCGGGATGTTCGAGTCGTCCAGACTGGGTGTAGCTGTCAATGAAGTATGGATCGCTCTGCGGAATGCAAGCCGGGTGAAACTGGTTGATGTCGTGTCGAGCACGACCTGTGTATTAAGCTTACAGCCTGGACGGAAGTTAACCACATAACGCCATGCATCGAATGCCGATAGCTGGTTCAGAGACTCTCAATCTCTCAATCAGACTGTTAGGAAATCGTAGACCCGAAAGGTTAGAGTTCCTTCAGGATCAAACGTCCATTAACCGAGACACGCCTTGAAACGTTGAGGACTGTTCGATCAGTCTAGTATGCGACAATCGTAGACATAGCCTAGGGGAAACCGTCGGGTAGTCTGCTGAGAGTTAAGCATTACTGACCGACCCTGTTTGGATGACAACCGTAAGCGAAGAGCTTACGAAGAATGGCATCAGTCGTTCACTGGTTGTCATTGATCTTCCGACATCGGAAGGATATCGAGGTAAGAACTCCTATACGTGGAGCACCGAAAGCTAGATAGTTCTAGGGCAAGACCGTAAAGCCTGACCGTAACTCAGGTCCCATATGGACGTAGTCGAGAGAGCTTTCAAGAACATGTTAGAGAGACAGCGTTCACAACGATATCGAACTAAGAAAGGGCTAACGACCCATCTTAGAAACAGACTACTGACATAAGCCTGCGCGATGGCGATGAGCCTAGCCGGAGCTGAATGGAGCAGCGGAACTACGACGAGGTGCAATTCCTCAATGCCTAGAGGCTAGAGCAGTTTCACATACTGCTGACCGTAGCTGTAACAGAAGACTCCTTGTCTGCAAGTCCATGAATTTCAACGCACCAGATTAGTGCACCACCGGAATGGAAGGTACGAGAACCAGACACCGAATACGCAGCGATCCTCTAGCAGAAGGAGACGCGCTATGTGCGTCATGAACACTGTGTCTAAACTTCTCAAATACCACTCTCGGTTTGAGATGCCGCCTTAAGTTGATTAGGGCGGGAACGTAGTACCAAGAGCAGTGAAAGCTTCTTCAGGTATAGTTCCCGCCTCCCAAATCAGAGACGCCAGCTTCGCTGGCTTAGGAGACGAACATGAAGAACCTCGAACGAATGATGTTGGAGTTGCTCTTCGATAAGAAACTGGAAGCGCCTCCGACAAAGAAGAAAATCGCCAGGGACTTGACAGTGAAGCAATTCATTAAAGTCCTTAAGAACATGCCAGAGTTCAAGAGAGAGTTTGAAGAAGCTCTGAAATCTCTCGAACCGAAAGCTAAAGACAAAGACAAGCTTACGCTTGGTCAGAAATATATGATGTGGACGTTGGCCGCAATAACGTTGCCGCCTCTGTACGTGGCGCTTATTCACGCGCTCTTCACAACGATTTCTGGTAAGTAAGGAGCTATGCTCCCGTAGTTAGGACCTAGGTCCCTAAGAAAGGCCACACTGTGGGTGTTGTACCCTCTAGGTCCTATTAAAGGATTAAAATGATCGTATCAGATTTGATTAAAGAACTAGAAAAGCTACCGAAAGATATGTTTGTCCTTGGACGAGGATATGAAAGTGGTTATAACGATATTGATGAAGTGGATATCCAAACATTAGTAAGGTGCGATAATGATTGGTACGACGGAGAATACCAAGAACCGAGTTCATTCAGCGGTAAACCCATAGATCTACCAGAAGAATACATATGCCTAACATAAATACTCTCATCAAGGATATACAGAGTCTTGTCGGAAACAAACAAGGATGGTTCACCGAAGAAGTGGCAAAGACGTACGCCGAGGAAGTCACAGTCAGACTCCGACGCTCGTTTGGAGCTAGAACGGATGTACCTAGACTACGTCTCAGCCAGCTGGGCCCGAAGTGCCCAAGAGCATTGTGGCACTCCATTCATAGTCAAGGGCTTGCAGAACCCCTCCCCGCTTCCGCCGTGGTCAAATTCACTTATGGACATCTAATCGAAGCCCTCGTAATCGCGTGGGCTAAACAAGCTGGACACGAAGTAACAGGAGAGCAAGATGAGCTATCTCTTCTCGATATCACCGGTCATAGAGATTGTGTTATTGACGGTTGTGTGGTCGACGTCAAATCTACTGCCAGTCGCAGCTTTATCAAGTTCAAGGATCACACGCTTGGGGATTCTGACAGTTTTGGGTATCTGGATCAACTGGATGGCTATCTTGCAGCTTCGGCTAATGACCCTCTGGTCAGAACTAAAGATGTCGGATATTTATTCGCTGTTGACAAACAACTAGGACATATGGTGCTATATGAACACAAACTCCGACCGGATCATATCCTTCAAAGAATTAATGACTATAAACGAATTGTGGGTCTCGATCAGCCACCCCCTTGCACTTGCGGTACGGTCGCCGACGGTAAAGCAGGAAACGTTAGACTTGATGTCCCGGCAAGCTACAGCGCTTTCAAACATGTGTGCTTCCCTGGCCTCAGAACCTTCCTCTACTCCGACGGACCAAGATACCTCACTAAGGTAGTGAGGAAACCTGATGTAATCGAGGTAAATCGTCATGGACAAGTCGTATATAACTGATCCAAGTCATGGTGGTAAAGTTACTTGCCATCGATGTAACGGTTTTATCAAAGAAGGAGATGAAAAGATATTTGATCAAACATACTTCCACAAAGAATGCTTCAATCCATACGAGCATTACTATGGTCTGGACAAACCTATAGATTAATGTTATAATTAAGAAAGAAAAGGATATCCCATGAATACTGCAGTTAATTATAATATCACCGACGCTGAGAATGGCTATATTGTCAATAAGTCTGTTGAGACTGAGTCCGAAAAGGATGACACTTTCAGCTCTTCGTACACTAGCGAAACCTATGTCTTTGGTGACTGGGCCGCTGTCCTCGAATGGCTGAAGAATGCCGAAGGCTAAAGGAAAAGGGGAGAATAAAATCTCCCCTATTTCTAAGCGCGGCAGACGATTGCTACTCAGATATGGAATAACAGAAGGACAATATGATTACTTATACAGGTCCCAAGAAGGTCGTTGTGCAGTTTGTAAAAGAGCTGCTTCGAATTTCAAACATCGACTCTCTATCGATCACGATCACAAAACGGGAGAAATCCGCGGACTTCTCTGTATCCATTGCAACCGATACGTCGTCGGAAGACACCGTAAAGACCTTGGCTCAGACTTACTCAAGGCTGCGTACGAGTACCTCGTCAGAGACTACTCCGGCTGGATAGTACCGAGGAAGAAGAAGTGTCGAAAGAAAAGAAAGAAACGACGTATATCATGATTGGCGCAGGAGTAATGTTTCTCCTCTGTCTGTTGATTGGTCTGGCAGATAAATATCAAACGCTTGATCCGATCCTGGATTTCCTCCACATACCTAAATGAACTATGCGAATATTCTAGAGACATACACTCTGGAAGAGATACTTGAATTGAACGATAAGACTACCGAAGATTGTTTAGAATTTCTAGTCGAAGAAGGGTTTGTCAGACTCCCTTCGATTAAACCGTTGGATTTCGAATGAAGAAACGTCATCCAAGTAACCGTCGTGAACGGATGCAGCTAGAAGCTGAAAAGAAAGAACAAAGTGCGAAAAAAGAAAGCGCCTACGTTAGGCGACGAACTGCCGACCTCCAACAGAAGGAAGCAGAAGATGACATTCGGAAAGAAGTTCTCTGACAAGTTCGGTGAAGACAAGAAGATCGAAATCTCCACCGCTAATATCCATGCTGCAGTCGAGGCATTCCTCCGTAGCGTGAAGAAATTGAAAGATTCCGACGATGTCTTTTCCATCAATATGGATGAGATCGTGGGCAAGAAACCGACGGATGTAATCACCATCGGAATAAGAATAAGGAAGGAATAAGTTGGTACGGACGGACAGGAACTACGCGAAGGAAACAACGTATGAGGATACTCCGGCGCAAGTCAAACGTCGTATTGCCCGTAACCGAGCAAGACGCAAAGCACTCAGACAAGGACGAGTCCATAAAGGTGATCTCAAAGAGCTTGACCACGTTGGATTTCATCGGACTGGTAGCCTTGACCGTGTTGCTACCCGTGTGGTCAGCAGGACTGCGAATAGACGAAGACAACCGCCGCGAAAATCAAGGCATTGACAAGATAAAGAAAGAATGATATTGTGATCTGGTTAATACAACCAAAGGAAAAAGGCATGAACCAACATGTTAAAGAAACTAAAGACGTTTTGGACGTGGATGACAAGCCCGTCCGAGACGACACTGTTTTCGTCCAAGACGACGGTGACTACCCAGTCGATCCCCTCGACTCCCCCGGAGCCGACGCCCCGGAAGTCAAGGAAGACTAAAGTTAAACTGCCGATGTAATGTCGGGTACTCGGGGAGTATGCTCAGGCTGCTCCCCCTCTTTATGAGATTAAAATGGAATATAAATTAAAAACTCTCCCTTGCGATACTATAGCATCTTGCAAACCTGCGATGCCACAGAATATGTACGAGCTGTTTCAAGACTACCTCGGCAATCCTGTGAGTTCAAATCAAGAAGGGATAACCCCCATGCGTTATGCTGACGCCCCCCAAGTTGCAACGTCTGTCGTTGCTCTGGCTGCCCCGATCTCTGTCGAGGCAACACAGCGTGACTTCCTCACCCAGCGTGTCAGTCAAGTGACTAACAAGCTCGACAAAGATCTTCGTAAGCAGTTCTTCATGGACTCAGAAGATCGTCCTAAGACTGCCGAAGAGTTGATCAAAGCCATTGAAGAGGGTAACTACACTCTCGATCAGGATGCGATCGACAGGGTCGGCGAAGATATCATCCATTACAACAACGAGTACGGAATTCGTTGGGGTAAGGATAAGCCTGACCACAAAGGTTACATGGCCGCGAAGGCAGTCCTCAAAGAGGCTGCTCAGGAAGTCATCGATACGGTGACGACTGCCTCGATCGAAGAGGCTCGCAAAGCACTGAAGACGTTCAAGGTCTGGCAGTACCAAGCCTGAACTAACTCAAACGAAAACCCCCGATGTAATGTCGGGGGTTTTTTTGTGCCTATGATAGGCGTTTTTGTCTATTTAGCTTTTTGAATGTATATTAAACTTAGTTCCGAAGCCACCTGAAGCAGGTCTCCAACCATTATACCAAAGTACTCTCTTACCTGAATAACTGATGAATGGAGCCCATCCATTGATGATGGACCACTTCCAACCATATTGATGTGGATTAGCATCATACCATGTTGTTAAAAGAACTGGTGCAGGTCCTTTAACCCAGTAACCTTTCCCTTCGAATCCTATTACAAATCCCATAAAGTTGCCGATTGGATTGCGACAGAACCAATAAAAGTCTCTCAGAAATTGATTCTTTACATTAGGAAGATATGGCTCTCCGTTGTTTATTTCTGGAGCATGCCATGAATCTCCATTACGGAACCACCATAAGAAACCGGTGGGTCTAGGTGTAGCTGGTACGTATACTGTTTCTATTGTCATCCTTCGATATCCGATCTATCTTGTCTTAATTTCTTTAATCTAACCTTATCAAATTCAGAGTGAGGATATTGTTTCATAAGATCATCTATCTGTTTATTTAGTTTAGATATTTGTACACTTCTCAATACCATCTCTTTCCAAGATTTATCTGCAGCATCTAAAGCTTCTTGCTCAGCTTTTCGATCAATTTTTTCAGGAATATATTTCTTAGAAAGTACTTTATTTCTCTCCTCTCTAGCTGCCGCCCTTTCTTCGGGAGTCATTTTAAGAGCCTTCTCATAAGCATCTAATTGAGTTTTTAAAGCTTCTCTTTGCATATCTGAGATTGGCTCATTTACATTAGCAGCACGTCTGAATTGGATCGGTTCTCCTTCAGACTTCATTGGACCTTGTCCCCACGGAGGTGGAGGTTCATTCTGGAACATTCGAGGCATATCAAATTCTTCCGATCTATATGGAGGAATTAATTTCTTCGTTTCAAGTTCATAATATAATCTAGCTTGAACATTCCTAGCCTCGACTTCTCCTCTCAGCCTTCTATACAGCTTATGATGCGCATTAGCTGCGTCTTCTAGAAGAATCTCTGATTGAACTATATTTTTCAATCTCTTAAAGTTTGGAGAATCCTTAGCACTTTCCAGAGCTTCTTTAACTATAGGAGAGATTGGTTTTCCTTTAAGATTATCGTATATGGCTGCTTTAAGGTCTAAAAGTTCTTCCGGGAGAAACCCAGACGCAATTATATCCTTTTCAGTCCTCGTTCTAACATTCTTGAAGAAGGCTTCTGCAGCATCGAGCTGTTTAGTCCTAAACATTTCAGAACTACCGCCTCTGGCAAATCCTTCTATATCCTGGATCCTATGCTGAACTTCGTGCATTATGACACTTCGAACTTCTTCTTGACTAAGATCGGGGGACAGAAAGAGAGTCTTCCCCAACATCATTCCCTTCGTACCCATTGCAATTTCTTCAGGAGGAAGTTCTTTAACTTGAAGCCCTCTCAACTCAGGATATGCTTTGAATAATTCAGGATGATCTATCGTTTGTTCTAGAGTCTGTGCCTTGCCTCGACCCTTCTGTAGAAAGTCTAAAATATCTTCGAGAGAAGCATTATCCTTCAGAGCAGGAAGACCTGATCCTTTGGGAGTGAGTGTAATTTTATCCCCGTCGACAGTCTTATCGAAAGCTCCTTCTTTCAACTTCATATCGGAATCGTGGATTTCATACCGCCAACGATTGTCAGCGCCTCTGAACATCCCCGTCTTCTTCCAGATATAATCTCTAACATCTCCGATCATACCCCGAGGAAGTCCACGACTTTCTAAGATCTGAGCCTCAGCTAGCTTATTCTTGTCTACAGTCCTCGACGTAACACCGGCGAATGAACCTAGACTGCCTTCAGCTAGTTTAGAAGCGACAGGAGCAGGACCGAAGGTCATAAGGCCTGCCAAATCCGCAGCCTTCTCAATAGCTTGGGTAGAAGTGTGAACTTCCCCAGTTTCTGGATCCACGCCCCATTCAGGAGCTTGAGTTAAACTAAACGCATTCTTTGCGGTCTCATAAAGCCCAGACAATATCTCGGTCATCCGAGGACGAGGGAAAGGAGCTTGTCTCTCAGGAGGATTCATATAACTTGGAGCTGGATAATAGGTATCTCCAACCCAATGGCCAGCTAAGTCTGGACGATCTTTAGCGTACTGAGATTGGTCAGAGAAAGTAGGATGATTGGGTTTCTTAAACGTGTCAGGCCAATGTCCTGTCTCTTTGTCTGGCTGTACACCTGCTTGAAAAGCACCTCTCAGATCATAGTCGAATCCTGAATCGTTAGGAGCATTCTTTGCCTTCCAATCTTGGAATTTAGCCTCCTCAGTAGGACTTAAACTAGTCTCGTACTGATTTCCCGGTGTCCCAGTACCTCCTACTGGTTTTAACGCACCAGTGACCTCCGTAGGGGCTTGGAGAGGCATTGTAGAAGACGAGGTGGGTGTGAATAACGGGTCTCCTTCCCTCTGCGTGGGAGGAATAGGCTGAAACTGTGGCGTGTAGTAGTCTACGATCTCGCCTTGATCGTTGTAGATGTTATTCGGATCTCGTACGATAGCCCGGTTCTGCTCCAGCTGTTGTGGAGTCATAACGCGATCTCTAGTCTGTGGTTCGGGTTGTTCGGTGGCTTGGGCAGGCAGGGTACGCATAGTCATAGGCTGTCCCTGCGGATCTCCTTCGACAGGTTTAATACCTATACTGTCCATCTTGTATTGGACTTCATCGTCATAGACTTTATCACCGACTGCGATGGGCATTATTGCATTCTCTTCTTCAGCTGAGTCAGACCAATCTGACGTGCAACGTCGGCTGGGATATTATCTACCTGAGACAACGCTTGAGGACCGACTGTTTGAGCGATAGTGCCTAGGATGAAAGCTTCAACACTCCCGCCGCCCACTTCTGCAACATGTTTGAAGTTAGAAAGATTGGCATTGATACGACTGATAGCACCCTGGACAACATGGAATTCGGCGTCAGGATAAGGACCCTTCAATCCCCATCGTTTAGCGTTCTCTGGTGTGACATTATACGTCGGGTCTGTAAACCGTTTATTGTCGCTATCCCAGCCAACCCTGATGGCAGGGTTTCGGATCTCTCCGAGATAACGGAGTTCTCTCGATATTAACTCGTTGCCTAGAGTTTCCTGTGTCCAGTCTACGTAATTCTTCCACAGTCCGGGATGTGTCTGTCCTAACCGGTACATCTCTTTTGTAATCTCAGGCGAAGTAAACTTCTGAAAGACTGCATTCTGACCTTGGATGACATTCCCACGTTCATCCTTACTGTCTATGTTCAGCTTAGAGATGAAATCTCTATTGTTTGGATGGAAAGCTGTTAAAGCGTAATTAACCTTGATGGAGTCAGGAACATTCGGATCAGCAATCCGAGTGATCTCATCGATCATACTCGCATTCATCTTGCGCTTCTCTGAGTCAGTCGCATCCTTCATCTTAGTTCTGAATTCATCGAACGCTCTGTTCAATGTAATCGGAACACCGTCAGTCGCCATATCAGTCTGACTTTGAATGGCTTTGATCCAACGATCTTGATAATTGCTAAACCTTCCACTCAAACCATTAGTTAGCTTACGAAGATTCTCGCTCTGAAGGAATTGCTCTCCACCAATACGTCGGATAGTCTCAATACTTCTAAAGTCAGCTCCAACAACGCTGTCTTGAAGCAGACGTTTTTGGTCTTCATCTCCTTGGGCCTTAATCCATTGAGCTGTCTTATAAATACCACCGCTGTCTCGATTAAAGATGCGCTTGCCGATTTCATCCATTTGTTTCATGGCTGCGTCAGTCCGGGCGTTGACTTCATCGATGCCGATGGCTGCAGTAACTCCCTTTTCTCGAGCATCTCTAAGAATAGCTTGTCGTAACTGTAGCTGCTTATTCTGCCATTCGTCTCCGATCTCAGCCCATCGCTTAGAAGTAATCTCGCCATTCTGCGTCTTGGCAGCGATAGCCTCTGCATCAGCTTGAGAGCTAATCCCAATCCGGCTCATGAAGTTTTCTACATTAGTCTGAACGACTGCTGCGATGCCTGTATCGAAGAGTTCCTTACCTCTCTGCTTTCGATCTTCCGTCGAGAGTTTTCTGTCATTAAAGACAGCAGCTCTGTCAGTCAATTCTAGGCGGGCACGTTCTTGTGGAGCTGCCCATTTTACGACGTCTGTTCCTCCCCATTCGCCAGACTCTACCTTACGATAAGCGTCTTCTGCACCCTGATATCCAGACCGACTACGAATGAAAGACAACTGTCGATTACGTTCACTATTCTGATTAGAATTCGCGCGATTGATATCGTTGATCAAACCAGTAATCACAGCATTGGCTGGATTAACTCCAGTCACCTTTGTGAATTCATGATCAATCTCTTGTTTAAAGCCTGGGTATCTATTCCGTAAGTCCTTCGCCGCTTCTAGAAGTCTTCCTTGGTAGTCAGTCTTGGATAACTTGCCCGCATTTCTGGCACTCTGGAGAGTACCTAGCGTGTCTGGGAGGTCTGAGATCTCTTGGGGAGTTTCTTCCCCCATCTCTGCATTAGCATCGAGAATACCTTTACCACCACCAGCCTTGATCTTTTCCAGTTCAGCTGTGAATGCTAGACGTTCTTTGTTAGCGACTTCGTAAACCTGATCCTCGATGTCTTTCTTGACCATGTGGACTCCGGCCTTAGCCATGAAGTCTCCGATGCCTACGATGCCTGCGAATAGATCGCCATAGCCTTTCTCAGCCACAGCTTGCCCTTGCAAACCATACGCTGCAGCTTGACCGAGGTACTCTGCGCTCCGATCCGCGATCTCTTGACCTTTCGGAAGGATACGGTTCTCTTCTACACCACGAGGTTTGATGGTATCAGGTATATCTACAGGACGACTACGTTGCTCGTAGTTAGGATCGTTAGTCGGTTGGATTGGCGTATTAATCTGGGCCAATTATTCTTCTCCACGTTGTTTAGCTTTGACGCGTTCTGATCTTGACAGAGCATCCATGCCTACGTCTTTGTCTTGTTGATTGCTCGGGCGTTTAACATAGAAGTCAAACGTTACTTTGTCTAATATACTTTGATTTTCTGCCGCAGCTCTGCTGACAACACCGGATATCTTATCCTCAGGATAACCCCCGATAGTCAGAAGAACCTTCGCACGAGTAAAGAATTTAGTAGCTAATTCTTCATTACCGTCTTGACTTGCTATGACACCTCGACGATATTCTTGCTGGAACTGTTTCTCGATTTCTTTCTCATATTCCGTCTGATGTTGAAGTGCATTCCGCATAGTCTGAATATCATTCACACGCTGATCTTTAAATCCTGCTATACCAGCGAATACTGCTTGGAATGGAGTAGTATCTGCCAACCAAGCTTCTTTCTTGCTAATCCATCTTCCGGTATGGAAGGCAGCTAACGTTCTGAAGAAGGAATTGACTGAACTGATATTCCTGAGAGGATCTATGAAATCTTCAGGAGCTGGTTGGAATAGATCCCCGTCGTCTCTGACAAGGTTAGTCATAACCCTCCAGAAGCCGTCTGAGGCTTCCCAAGTACCTTTAGCAAGACTCCATGCAGGTCCACCAATGATGTCTAAGAAGTTTTTATCAGAACGATTGATACCGCCAAGGAAATCAAATCCCTTCGTACCTAATCGTTCTGGGAAGTCGTACCATGTTCCAGCCCTCGGGTCTCCCTTGCCGCTGATTACAGCACCAGCTGCAGACAATACTCCTTCCATGGCTGTCGATGAGAAGAAGTCGTCTCCGACGACATATCCATTCTCCATCATCTTCTGTCGCATATAGCCTGCCAACGGAATGCCAGACACACCAGTACCCATCGGAATACCATACAGAAGCATATTCGTAACAATCAGACGACGCTTCTCAGCGCTAGTCAATCGACCTCCAGCCATCAATTCTGTCAGCCTGAGTTGGTAAGTATAGAATTGAGTAGGGACACTCATAGCACCTGAGTGCAGAGCAGAACTACTAGCACGAGACATATTTATGTTGAGAAGATCAGCCCGTTGAAGAATGTCAGCTCTGTCTTGTTCGGTTATACGTCCGACAGGTTTAGCGTCTCTGAATTCTTTCATAGCCGTATACCAAGCACCGTACCTGGAATTACGTTCACCATTCCGGACAAAGAAAGTACTAGCATCTAAGAATGTCTGTCCTGCAGCTGAAACAACCCTCTGGTTCATAGGATCGTCTAACGCAGCATACTCGCCACCGACATTACCGAAGCCAGTCTTCTTAAACTCTTCGAATGCTTCCTTGAACTCTCCAGGTTTATAGCGAGAAGTTCCTGGGATATAGAACTTGCTAGCCATCTTGTCTAAGAAATCAATGATTTCGGGATTAGAATTAACTCTACTCCAGAAATGGAGTTGTGCACCTAACGTACCTGGAGCAGCATATTTAGCTCCCGCAATACCAAGGATATTAGAATAATTGCCGGACTGGACTATATATTGGGGTATACTCCAAAGTCCCATCGCTGCATGGTAGGTTATAGTCCTGATGAACTTAAACGGATCACGAAGCTTAGCCAAATCCCATTCAGGAGTTAAGACTGAGTTAGGACCCAGTTTATCGTAAGTAGCGTCTGAAAGCTTCTGGCTTATAATATGAAGCTTAGCTGCAGTCTCGCTCGGCTGTTGAATTAGCTGTTCGATATGAGCTTTGGCAGTCTCTAGTCGTCCCCTAAGATCAGCAGGAGCGCTAGGCAGAAACTTAGCTTCTCTGAAATAATAGAATGGAGAATGTCTGATCTCAGACTCAGACGCATTGAGCCAATTCTTAGCTTGCTGCAACCAATGCTCGACACTCATGGTCTTATAATCATCCATGAAGTTTGACTTAGCTATCCGCTCTAACCCACGATTGAGGCTGGTTATAGGATCAACCTTATCCGCCTGTATAAGATTGTAGAGAGGATTACGGGCAGTACCTTTATTTTCTAATGTGAATACATCGAAGGCATCTCGTTCTTCAGAGAATTGTACACGGTTCTGACGGGCAGCATTGCCTTCTTTATTTCCATTCCTAAAATTGTCGTATCTCTTAGCAAGATTATTGTCTACATCGACTAGAGATTTATTCTTATCGATTACTTGAATAGGTTCTTTCAGACTAAGACGGGCTCCACGCCACTCACCGTTAGGAAGCTTTTCTCCCTTGAACCAACCTTCTACTTCTTTCCATTCTACATGAAGGTTATTATTTGAATAGTCTCGGGCAGCTACTTCATTCTTATCCAGCAGATACTTACGGACTGTGTCTAACTTACCAGCAACATCTTGTGCCATCTTATGCACCATCATCGGCATAATCGTAGTATCACCTTCATACCAATTACTGCCACTGGCGTTGTCGTACTTAACTTTAGCTTGTTTGATGTAGTATGGATGTTCGTATTCGACATGACCACCGCCACGACGTGGGATATGGTTCCAGTCTAAATCTCTGGTTTCAGACACCTTAGCGAGGACATACCGTATCTTGTCGTCTCCAATACTGCCGTAGCCCTTCAATGGACGTAAATCAGTATTGTACATCTCGAAGTACTTCCATTCTCCACCATCGATTAGTTCCTGCATCTCCTTCTTATCTTTGACAGAGATGTCTCCGAGATTACGAACTTTTTCATGTCCGTATCTTTCTCCTATGATGGCTACGTTATCCGTACTACCACCGATACTCTTCTTAGTCATACCAGAGAACTCTGGAGAAGGAATAGCTTTGCCGTCTGGATCGGCAGAAATAACACGATGTGTTTCAGCACCTAGACGAGTCTGATTACGATGTTCTGCTATGTTTCTAAAGACACGATCAATTTCCATCCCTCGTTTAAATTCGAAGTAAGCCGCTATCTCGTCTTGATCAGGCATGCGCTTGAACCAAGACATGTAAGCTTCTTCTAATTCACCGGGACTCTTGAAGAAGTAACCCTTCTGCTTAGTCTCTGCGTCCCACAACTCTTGTCCATTTTCTAACACACGTTGGAACTCTTCCCACTTCTTACCAGCCTTAGAAAATCTGCTACCTTTACTGATAGCTTCGCCTGAAAGCTTCTGAATAGTAGGAGCGTTCTTGGCAAGAACTTCGAAGATTGCTGACGGTGTGTATGTGACGATCAATCGATTAGCACGCTCAGCCTTCGACAAAGTCTCTTCTGGAGTTCGGTATTTACCGACACCCCATGCATTGAAGAATGAAGAGATAGTATTGTCAGGAATCTTTGTGTTAGTCGTACTTGCTATGACGTCTCTGACTACATCGTCAGTCTCGTTTATAGGTTTAGTAACCTTGATATAATATCCTAAGCCTTGCTGCTCTACCGTAGCTCTCTGAGCTAACGCGGGATCAAGCTTGGCTTTGTAACCGGGGAGAGCTTCCTCTTTCAGGAACTGGAGAGTATCCTGATCTTTAGCAGCCTTCTCAGGAGTACTGTACTTATTCTCTTTGATCCGTCCTTCGATCTTCTTGACAGTCTCTTCAGCATTAGCTATCTGACGTTGGATCGTCTCTACATTCTTGGCAGCCTTAGTTTTGGATAGACTGCTGCCTTCAACGATCTGACCACTCTTAAGACCGTAATACTCTAACGCATTCTCAGCGACAGTCCTCTGAGTAAAGTAAGTTCCGTCTGCATTACCTAGATGAAAGTCAACGAACCAATTACCAGCAATGTTCTCACGGTAAGGACGGCTAGTATCGATTATAGTATTCTTCAGGCCCTGGTAAGTATCTTTCATACCGTCGATGATTAAACGGACTGACGTCTCATTGCTCATGACTTCAGGAAGGCGCTCTACCTTAGAAATCTTCTCAGCTGTGTCTAGGACAGAACCTACGGTACTTGCATTCTGCTGTTCAATACGATTAACGATGTCTTGACCGTATTTGCCAGGACGGGATTTGATGTCTTGAAGGTCTGTCCTAAAAACATCAGACAGAGCTTCTAAAGCTCTCTTCCTAGGATCAGTCAAATTCTTAGCATCGCCGACAGCATTCGCAGTCGCTCTGGTGACAGCAGACTGTTCTAGATCACCTGCTGCAGCTTCCATAGTACTCTTAGACACACCGGGATCGGCAGAAGCTTGAACCATATCTTCTGCAGCCTTTGTTGTATCTTTCAAAAGAGTACTTTCGCCTCTAACAAGTCTACTAGCAGCTTTATACCCCAACTTGCCTAGACCTAAACCGGTAACGTCTAACCCAAGAGCAACGTCTTTAAGGATAATATCACGCGTAGAAGTACCAAGCACAGACCGGAGATAATCCGCTGCAAGGGTAGGATTGCCTCCAAGCATACCGCGACGCATTGGTTCTACAATCTGCTTCAACGCAGGCAAGAGTTGATCTTGCGGAAGACGTAGAAGTTCGACACGCTGCTTCTCTAAATTCTCTCCGAGAAGACCACCAGCGAAGACGCCAGTCTTAGGCGTAAGACCTCGCATTTGAACGTCTTGATAGCCAGGGACCATATACTTAGCTTGGTCCCAGCCCCAACCTAACCAACCTTGATGCTTCAGTTCATCTTCAACATCTTCAAGGTATGTAGTGACAATTTCTCGTTTAGTGACAAGACTACCGTGATCATTCAGGATCTTGGCAGTCTCTTCTGGATATTTCTGCTTAGCAGTGTTGAGAAAGCTGTCAGGGTTCTGCATAGCTGTTCTGTCTAACGTAGATATGAATTGCTTACCGTAAGCTTCTTCGAAGACGGTGTCTGGGTTAGTAGTCTGCGACATATTCGCGACTATAGACGACAATCCTGACATTTCTTCAGAAGTTAGATTACTGCCTTTATTCTTGATAGTCTGAGCAACCAAACTCTGAAGGCTAGCAACCTTACGCTTATCTATCTCAGCAGCCGCTTGTTCTCTCATCTGAGGCTCTTCACCTTGGGAAAGACCAGAA